TCGTTGCTGTCGCCATACTGGCCGTCACCCTTGCGGACCTTGACCACGGCAATCAGCGGCTTGTAGTGCAGGTCTTGCGAGTCGCCTACCTGCAGTACATTCACGGCATGACAAATCTGGCTCAAGTGGCGCTGGCCGATGCTGACGGCGGTGGCGTTCTGGTTCTGCAGGGTGACGTTGTGCCAGAGCTTGCGGCCCTGATACTCGCCGTCCTGGATTTCCAACGTGAGGCGCAGGTAGTTGCCGGCACCGTTCTTGGTGTCGCGGATTTCGCTCTCGGTGATGATGACGTGATAGCTGCCGGCCGGGATCGGCTGGAACTCATCGCGCGGGTCTACTTGAGTGGCGTCAAAGTTCAAAAAAGTGCTCATGGTTATTTGCCTTTGGTGGTAGTGGTGGGTTGAGGTATGGCCGCTGTCATAGCTTCGGATAATGCCTCCCAGGCCAGCGGCAGTACGGGGGGCAGGGGAAATCGCGTTTTGGCGAGAAACGCCGGCTGGCCGGTGGTGTGCATCACGCGCTGACCGGTCGTGGTGGTGCGGATGCGCTTCTGGTTGAAGCCGACGTCCTCACTGACCAGGTTGGTTTGCATCGCGGCGAACAGGATGATGTCGGCAAACTCTTCGGCGACCGCGGCGGCCCGCTTATGCAGCTTCAGGTCGTGCCGGTCATAGGCCGGCAAGGTGGGATCTTCCACGCGCCGAATTTCGTTGTGGGCAGTCATGATGACGGCCATGTTCTTCGAGTCGCGCAGCGCGGTAATGCCATCGAAAAACGCGCGCCAGTGATAGACGGCTTCGACATATCCGCGCCCATAAGGCAGCTTTTCTATCGTTTCCAGCTTGTTATCGAGGCACACCCGCTGCCAAATCAGCGGTTCCAGCCAGTCCAGCGAATCGAGCACCAGGGTTTGATAGTCGTGGTCCTCGGTATAGAGCGCGGTCAGCGCGTCCATTACATCGTCAAACGATACGGCGAGCGGAAAGGCCGTAGCGTCGAGCGTGCCCAGGCCGTCTTCGGTCTGGATGACAACCGGTTTCGGCGCCGATACGGCAAAGGTGGTCTTGCCCAGTCCGGCATCCCCGTACACGATGATGCGCGGGGGTTTGGCGGTGTGTTTTTGCAGGCTTTGTAGTGATATGGCCATGGTTTTTCCTATGGATTGAAATAATGCCGGCGGAGTCGGCCGCCGGGCCGCGCGGGCTCGCAGATTCCTGGGAGGGTTTATCAACCGAGCAGGCCACCCGTCCCGCGTCCGGCTTTACTGGCGCCAGGCCGGCTGGGCGCTGCTCATCATTCGGGTGGGTACATAACTAGGTTTTGCGGCACACCAGAGTAGTACCATGCCCCCTTGATATCCCAGTACGCCAACTGTCCGCCTACGACTCCGTAGACTCTGTATGGGGCATCTATATCAAACACGGTGAGTTGCGTAACTGCCCGTCCGTCATCGGTGCGCACAATCCAGCCCTCTGATAATTTCTCAGGGTCGAACGGGTGCGCCTTGATGGTGGTTTTGATTCGCATATCCCTGCGGGCCTGATAAAGCGAATACACCAGCAGGCGCGCATTCTCGCCCACACCCAATACTGCGGCGATGCAGAAGCCATCAGGATCAACGGTCTTGAAATGCGTAAGCTCATCAATATCATTCCCGTGACAATCGCATACCGGCTCTCCCGCCAAGGCTCGCTCAAGATCAAACGGCTCTAATCTATACTGATCCATTTCAACCTCCCGACACTTCGCAAGTCATCACAGATACTTCCTGCTCGCGCTCAATCCGTTCCTTTTGTGCGAGCAGTACGGCGATCATTCGCCGGCAGTCTTCGATATCGGCTTCCAATAGGTCGATATCTACCTCGATGCGGCGCAGGCGGGCTTGCCGGCGCCAGTGTTTTAGGGTTTCGAGCGGGGTAATCATCGGGTGCTCCAGGGTTTGTAATCGTTGACGATCCAGACGAACGGCAGGGCTCGTTCGACGACTCGGAACCAATATCCGCGCCGTGGCTGGATGATTTGCCCTGGGGTCAGGCGCTGTCGGGTGATATGCACTCGGCAGTAGTCTGGTGGCGCGTATCTCATGACTCACCCCCGGCAATTCCGTGATGTTTCTCGGCGGCGGCGACTCCGGCCACGAACGCCTCGAACGGCGTCCACTTGGATTCAGCCTCCATCACGCCCTCGAATGAGGCCAGGCTCAGCAGTTTTGCGGCGGATATCGGGATGCGCGGCGGTGCTGGCCCAGGCGCCTGAGTTGTCCACGTGTGGGCTGGCTGGCTCATTCCGACTCCTTCGCATAGGCGGCCCGCAGGCCGACTTCGAGCGCCGTTTTGGCGTCGTCGGGGTTGCCGTGCCTGAGCTGGAACAACACGCTGTCGATGACAGCGGTTGAGATCACATCCGCGTAGGTCACGGACTCCTCCCAGGCTATGAAAGCCTCGTCATCCGTGCGCGGGTCACACGGATGGCCATCGCAGGGCGCCCAGATGATGGCGTCGCCAGGGCCGTAATAGACGGTGTGCTTCATGGCATCACCCACTTGAGCACCATGAGGCTCAACACGGCGCCCCAAATGCCCACGGTGATCGAGAACAAGAACGCATCGAAGGCCAGGCGGCCAGCGGCGCGGGCTTGGGCTTTGGCGCGGATGAAGTTCACCCGCGGTTCGTAGTTGGTGTGAATCATTGCTGGCCTCCGTCGCGTATGGCGAGGCGTTCGGCCAGGGCTTTGATACGAAATTCCAGGCTCACGGCGTCACTGATGAACTGCTCCAGCAGCAGGATCGCTACCGGGTCTGCGGTGACGGCTGCTTCTTGCAGGTATTCGCTTAGCAATTGCGCTGCATGCAGCGCTTTGGTCAGTTGCTCGTTCATTGCTCTTTCCAGTGGTGCCCGCCGGGGTGGCGGGTTGGCGAGTATTAAACGCCACGTGTAGACAGAAGTCAACACCTTGTGTAGAATTTTTCCACGCCAATTCCGGCGACAGGAGAACAGCATGAACCTTGAACCGTCTGTAAAGCGCGCCTACCTGGAGGCCGCCACCATCAATGACTTGGAGGCTACCGGTCTACCCGCCATCATCCATGAGCGGCAGACTGATGCGATCCGCGACTATGTGGCGCCTTGGGCTGAGCGCCATTCGGCCGCTGCGCACATGGTGTACCGCCATTGGGCGGACCTGATTAGGGGGTTGATCTATGGCAAGGGCTCTAGCAAGGAGGTGGCCCGGCATGGCAACCCCGCTGATTTTCGAGCCTTGGTGTACTTGGAGGGTATTGCCGCGCTGCGCATGCCGACATGGATTGAGCAGGCCCAGCGCATCGATCCCGTGAAAGGCTACAAGCAGGCCCGGGTGATTGCCAAGCGGGATTTAACCGCCGCGCGAATGGCGCTGCTGGCGGACCCTGAATCCTTACAGGTTGATCTGCTTGAGCGGTTGCCATGAACCGTAAGGGCGCCGTCATCGTGGACGGCGTGACCTATTACCACAAGGACTTGTGGGAAGCGCTGGTGGCCCAGAATCTAGAGATGGGGTTGCAGCAGAACGCCGAGCGAGCGCAGTTCAACCGGCTGTGCGCTGAACGGGACGCCGCGCTATTGCGCGCCAGCGAGGCGCAGCAAGAGTTGGATTACGCCCTGCAAAAATTGGATGACGCCATTCGGCGCGTCGTGAATTTTCAACGTCAACAAGAGGCTTTATGAGCGCTGATCAATTTGAAATCGCCTTTCCCGCCCTGGCTGCGGAAATCAATTTCCTGCACGAGGAAGCCGAGCGTCACGCGAACATGGCAGTGGTGTACGCAGCCCGGTGCGGAGCCAAGCTGTTGGAGGTCAAGGCCAGCCTTGACCATGGGCAGTGGCTGCCGTGGCTGCGGGCGAATTGCCGAGTAGGGCATCAACAAGCGGGTCGCTATATGAAGCTGGCGAAAGAGTATCCGGAATTGCTCGATTCAAATTTCCCCCCGGGGGGAAATTTGCCGGGCATCAAGCAAGCCCTTGCCCTCATCACCGCCGATGAAGACACCAAAGCCCTCGTACAAGCCAAGCTCGATGATGGCGAGTCGGTGACCGTGCGAGAAATCGAAGAACTCAAGCGGCAAGCCGCTGCCAAGGATGCGGAAATCGCCCGCCTGCGGCAATCTCAGGAACAACTGTTCCAGGAGCAGCAGGACACCGTGAGCGCACTCATCAAGCAGCGTGATCGGGAGAAAAAGCGCCGCGAAGACGCCGAGGCGCTAGGCAAGGCGTCGGATCGGGAGCGGGTCATGGCGCGCCAAAAAGCCGAAGCGGATGCTCGTGTCGAGCGTCTGGAGTCGGAGTTGGCAGCCGCCAAGGCGCAGGCCGAAGGTGGGCTAGGGGTGGCTGAGCTTCTGCAACCGAAGGTGGTGATCCAAGAAGACCCCGCAGCACAACGGCGCATTGCCGAATTGGAAGCAGCACTGGCCGAAGCCAATCGCATGCGCGCGCTGGCCGACAAGAACATGGAGGACATGCACAGAGCTTCCTTGGAGTCTGCGGCGAAGGCGCACCGACTGGAGAAGTCTTTGACGACCATAGAAAGCGCCGGCGCTGTCATGGAGGTATTCGTTCAGCAGGTAATGGACCTCCGCGCCATGGCGCAACCCATAGCGGCATTGATTACGGACGGCAATCTACTGCTTGACCAAGCCACATTGGGGGCGTTTTTGGAATTGTCTGAGCGCTTGCAACGACTGGTTGAGATGCAGCGCAATCAACAGGCGTTGATCCAGGCGGCTTAGCACGGCCTAGCGCAGAATCCGAATGTGCTCGACCACCGTTCCAATGATGACCGCGCCATCCTGGTCTGATCGCAGCGTGGCGTAGTTGTCGTTGAGCGGAACCAGCTCAAACACTTCCCGCCCGTCTGCGTCTCGGCCGCGCGGGCGGTATTTCTTGAAAGTGGCTTCGGCATGGTGGTTGCGGGCGATGACATAGTTGCCCGGATTTGGCGCTATATCAGGGTCTACGATGATGATGTCCCCGGCGGTAAACTCGGGCGTCATCGAGTCACCCTCGACGTACAGGGCAAATGAATGCCGGCCGTGTTCGTTGCGCGGCTTGACGTACTCATCCGCCCCGCCGGGAGGGAAAGTATCAACGATCTCGCGCCAGGCGCCGGCCTGGACATAGCTGATGATGGGCAAGGCGCGCGGGCCGCCGAGGCGTATGCCGTAGGTCGTGTCCGTGGTGGCTTGCAGCGTTTCGGTCATGGGACCCTGGCCAGATTCCAGCCAGTGGGGGCGACAACCAATGATCCGTGAAGCGTTTAGTCGCCCCTCCTTGGAAACTCCGCGCGTTTTCCAGTTAGTCATGGTCTGCTCAGACACGGCATAACCGCCAGTGGCCAGACCGGCGGCCACTTCTGAAGGGGTCATCCAGTTGCGTAGCGTGCGGGCGGCCGCGAGCAGCCGGCGGTAATCGTCTTTCATAGCGACATTCTGCCGCTTGCGCACGCCACGTTGATACACATGGCGATTGCAATCTAAAAACATGGCGTGTAGTATTGATCCCATGGACGCACTCTCCGAAGCCATCAAACTTACCGGCGGTAAAGCCGCTCTTGCCAGGGCGCTGAATACCACTCCGCAGGTCGTCAATAACTGGGCGCTGCGGGGCCGAGTTCCGCCGCTGTGGGCCAAGCCCATTGAGGCGGCCACCGCTGGCCGGGTCACAGCGGAACAGTTGTGCCCAGACGTTTTTTGCGGGCCGCAACAGGCCGCGTGATCCAATTCCTATCTGGACTAATCAATGGAAAACTTTGCAGAACTCATCCAGGCCCTGCTGAATTCCGGTCTTACCCAGGTCGAGCTTGCTGAAAAAGTTGGTACAAGCCAGGGGTACATCAGCGACCTACTGCACGGCCGGCGCGGCATTTCCATTGGCTTTGTCCTGGGCTCCAAGCTGGTTGCGCTGCATGCGGAACGTTGCCAACAGGCCGCCTGACATGCCACCCCATTCCTCACCTGCCGCCCTGTCTGTGCTTTGCGCGGGGGCGGCTTTTTTCTTTCCCGCCCGCGCCCGTGGCGGCTTAGTAACGGCGCTTCTCAGCTCGCCAGTCCATCGCGGGGGATTCCGCTGGACTGGCTTTTTTTTGCAACAAGAACAGCCACGTGAGGGCGCAACGGTGTACCTGGACATGCACGAGAGCCTAGATATCGAGCAAAAAACTCGGCTGACCATCAGCCAGCACCTGGCCTTCAAGTCGGCCTGCAATGACTTGGGCATCAAACAGGCCGATGTACAGCGGGCCTTGATCCTGCAATTCCTCCGCGACCATCACCAGAACACATCTTTGCAAGCAATCGGCCTGAAAACCACGGCCAGAGCGGACACGGAGTAGGCCCGCCATGGCAGCAGCAGGCAAATACCACACCTGGTCCGACGCGGAATTGGATTACCTGGTCCGCCATTTTCCCGATACCTGCACGCAAGAAATGGCCGAGTCACTGGGCCGGACCCATGGCGCGGTGCGGCTCAAGGCGCAGGCGCTGGGGATTCGGAAGTCGCCCCAGTTTTTGCTCAAGCTCAAACATCAAAACCTGGTGGCCGCCAGTGGCCGGCAACGGGCCGCCGACTGGACCCGGGACGAGGACGATTTCCTATTGAAGCGCAGCGCCCCGCCCTACAAGCAGAGCTGCAAAGTCATAGCCCAAGCCCTGGGCCGCTCCAAGGACGCGACCGGGCAACGGCTGGCCATGCTGCGCCGGCTGGCGAGGGAGGGGACCGACGAAGCGGTATCGACCGCCGAAATGGCCCGCTACAAGGGCTGGCTGGTGGATGAGGCCATCGCGCATATCGTTGCCCGCGACAGTATCGAGATTCGCAAGATGGATGAAATCAAGGCCCGCTTGCAAGAGCTTCGGCGGAAACCGGATATCTGGTGGGTGCCGTTCGTCAACCAGCCGGTTCGGGCGTTTCTGACGGAGCTTGGGCTGTGAGTGCGCAAACCTGGGATGACTGGTGGGAGAAAGCCCCTAAGACCCGGTTTTACAACCAACGCGGTCGGGCGGCACATACCAATGCCAAAACCTGTACGGCCTGCCGTCAGGACTTGCCGCTGACTGAATTTCACCGAGCCGGCGTTAGGGGGTATTCATCGCACTGCAAAGCCTGCCGCAGTACCGCCCGGCGCAAGGACGGCGAACCGGATTACTCGCGCCTGATGCGCGGCGAAAACCATTACTACGCCAAGCTGACGGCCAGCGATGTGCGGTTGATTCAGTCGCTGATCAATGAGCGTGACGAGTTGCTGGCCCGCGCCCGGGCGATCAGTAACCGGGCGCTGGCGGAGAAATTCGATGTGTCCACCAGCGCAATCGAGAAGATCGCCAGCGGAAAAACCTGGCGGGTGGTGGCATGAACCGCCACGGCCGCCTGGCCAAGCTCGACCTGGCCACTCGTGCGCAAGTAGTGTCGCTGCGCCGCCACGGCTGGACGGCGCTGGATATCTGTGCGCGGCTGGGGCTGGAGCGGCAATCCGAACTCAACGCCGTCGCGGAGCTGTGCGCGCGGGATAAGACCCTGCGGCGCTACCAGTTCGGCATGGAAGTCGGAGCGCCGGTGAAAGAGGGGCGGAGCGGGGCGCGGAGGCCGATGGTGTGATGATGGCCACCGACAAACTTGCCTTGCTATTGCGTTATGCCGAACAGGGCTATCGACTGCTGCCCTTGTGGTGGATCAAAGCAGATGGGGCATGCGCGTGCGGCAATCCGCAATGCCCAAGACGCAACGCCGGCAAACACCCCATCAGCCATCTGGTACGCCATGGCCAACATGACGCTTCCGCTGATATTGGGACCCTGACTGCCTGGCATCAGCAATGCCCCCAGGCGAATTGGGGCCTGCCCATGAAGGCCAATGGCTTGGTCGCCATCGATGTTGATCCGCGCAATGGCGGCGATGTGACCTTCGAGCAGCTAGAATCGCAACATGGTCCCATCCAATCAAGCTGGCATCAGCGCACCGGCAACGGCGGCTTCCACCTAATTTATCGAGCTCCGCAAAACCAGGCGTACCCTGGCGGCCTAGGCGCTGGCGTCGATATCAAGCACGACGGCTATGTGCTGACCGAGCCGTCAAAAACTAACGGACAATACAATTACGTCGATGACGAAGGGCCGCTGGAAGGTAGCGCCCCACCTAGCGCGCCCGATTGGTTGGTAAACCTATCTCGCGCGATCTTGCAACCCCAGCATGCGCCGATCCCTAAAGGTGGCGCTATTGGCTTTGATTGGCTGGGCCAGGACGGCATGGCCGAGCTGTGGTCAGCGCTGAGCGTCATCCCTAACTTTGAGCGATCCATGTGGGTCCAAGTCGGCATGGCGCTGCACTATACCGACCCCCCTATGGATGGCCAGGGGTTTGCACTGTGGGAGCGCTGGTCCAACCTGGCCCCAGGCAATCACAAATACAACGCCAAAGACCAGGCGTATATCTGGCGCTCTTTCAGTCGTCACAAGGAAACTTGCCTGACCCTGGATTCCATCTATTACTGGGCCAACCAGCACGGCTGGCAAAGTCATGGGCAGCAGGCTGCCGAATCCGCCGTAAAAGCTACGCTCGATATGCTGCGGCATGGCCCAACCCTGACTCTCACCCATGCTGCGCTCAGCTATACCGCTACCTGTCCAGTGCCCTTGATCGAGGAAACCGCCGCTTGGCTGTCCAGCCGCACAAGCTATGCGTATCACGACGCTTCTATGCTCGGCGCTTTGGTGCTGTGTTCCGCCAGTTCAGCTAGGCGCTATGTTGGCCAGGATGGTATGCCGGCGTTCATGTATTGCGGGCTGTCCGCGCAGACCATCAATGAATTGCGCTATGTGCTCAATGGCGTGGAAACCGCCATGGCGAGCGCTGGCCTGCGCAGAATAGTGCGGTCTAGTCGCTTCGGCGGCATCAGCGCCCTATACCGAACCCTGTTGCGCTCACCGGCCGCCTTGTACCTGACGGCGGAATGGGAAACTTTGCTGAAATTCGCCAAACGGCAACCGTCCGGGACCATCGACCAAGTGCTAAACATGCTGGCCGATCTACATGGCCGCAAATTGCTGCAAATCGATAGCGCTGAAGAATTTGGACTGACCAAGCTGACCCATGATGAACAGCCCGTTATTCGCCATCCATCCCTATCAATGCTGGCACTGCTGTCCGATAGCGCGTTCGAGCTATTGAGCAAAACCAGCGAAATCGGCCGGGGCGCGTCCGAACTGATGCACACGGTTATTTGCCATCCTGACGCCTTGCGCGAAATTTCCCAACATCACGCAGACGCGCCAACACCGGTTGAACTGATTAGCCGGATTAGGCAAGTGCGCGACCTGCCCACCATGGAAGAGCAAGAACTGGATACCGACTTGGCGCGCATCTTTGGTGACAACTGCTCAGTAATGACGCCGCGCCTTATAGAAGTGAGTGGCAGCACCCAGTGCGAAAAATACGATGCCGAATTTAACGCACTGTCTTCGGATCGCCGGATGTTGCCCATCATTCGTGGCGCTAAAAACAATTTTCGCCGGCTGTGCATCGCCCTAGCCGCATGGAACAACCCCGCACATCCACTGATTACACGGCCGATTGCCGAATGGGCCGCCGGCTATATGCTGCATCACAGTCAGTCATCAATCGCCCGTACCAGTTCGCTACTGAACGATGGCAACGTTGATGTTGGGCAAAAAGTCGTGCTCAAGATCATCGAGACCGGCGCAGCCGGCATGAGTCACCGGGAACTGCTACAACAAGTACGCGCCTACAAACGCCTGTCCGACGATGAGCGCTCGCAACTTCTACAACAACTCGTCAATGACGGCGACATCATCACTGGTTCACCCACCGGCATGAAGCGTTCCCTACGCTATTTCGCCCCGCAGTTCGCCCAGCCGGAGGCCGCTCATGCTTAACGCTATGGTGTTTGTAGACGGTTTGTGGACGTTTGTAGACAGTGGCGTCTACAGTCGCCAGCCACGACCGGCGCGGCTTCCCGCTAATGGTAGACATGTAGACGCCTATGCAAGAATTTTACTTATAGATGAAAAATCTTATTTAAGCGTCTACAAGTCTACAAACCGCTGTAGACCGCGCCAGTCGCGGCTTAGGGCTGTAGACGCTGTTTGTCTACAAACGTCTACAGCGTCTACAAACTCAGCGGATTAGCCATGGCCGACCTGACCGCTGCCCAGTCCGCCGCCTATGCCGCCTTGCATCGGTTCGTATGTAGCCCAGAGAGCTGGGCCTATACCCTCAGCGGATACGCCGGCACTGGCAAAACCTTTACGCTCGCAAAACTCATCAAGCAGCTAGCCACCGATGGCTATCGCGTGGCGGTAACGGCGCCTACCCATCAAGCCGTGCGCGTGATTCAAAGCATGCTGAGCAATGCCAGCATCTATGCCGTAGATTGCCTGACACTGCATAGCTTGCTGAGCCTGAAAATTACCCGCGAAAACGGGAAAGAAGTCCTGGTGAGAGCAGGCAGCAAAAATCATCTGGACAAATACGATGTCGTGATTGTCGATGAGTGCTCAATGATCGATCATGACCTGTTCGACTATACCAAGCGCGCCGCCCAAACCACTCGGGTAAAAATCATCTTTACTGGCGACCCCGCGCAAATCCCACCAGTCAATCATGATGGTCAGTCGCCTACCTTTCTCCTGCCGGGGCCGCGACTTACCGAAATCATGCGGCAGGCCATGGATAATCCAATCCTGGCGTATTGCACAGATATCCGACACGGAATTGAACGCGGCGACACGGTTCCGCCCACCCCAGTAGATCAACATAACCCCATCATCGGCCAGGGTATCAAGGTCATGCCAGGGGCGGCCTTCACGCAATTTTTGCAGGACGCCTTCGTGCATGGCGATTACGACCAATACCCCAATCGTTTTCGCGTCATTGCGTACCGCAATGCGCAAGTGTGTGCCTACAACCGGCAGGTACAGCTACTGCGCTACCCCATGATCGGAGCCGCGCCGTTTGCAGATGGCGAACTCGCCTATATCGCCAAGCCACTCAAGCCAACCATGCTGGTCGATGCGGAAGGCACTACCGAAGATGAATTATTGGAAAACACGGAAACCCTAGCCAAATTCGACGGCTCGCCTAGCCGGGCCGCGCACCCACTCTATCCGCACCTGTCCGCTTGGTGTGTGACCCTCACAACCAACAACACGACCTATTCCGCGTGGACGCTGGACGACGCCGGCTGGCAACAACATCGCCAGGCGCTAAACGCCTTGGCGAGCGAAATTAAAGTTGCCAAGGCGCTGCAGGAGGCTGGCAAGGCGTGCTCAGAAACGCCAACAGTGGCCTGGAAAGACTTCTGGAAATTGCATGACGCTTTCGCGGTGCTGCGGCCGTCATACGCCATGACCGCGCACAAGAGCCAAGGCAATACGTTCGAGAATGTCTTTGTCGATGCGTTCGACATATTGCGCAACCCAAACCGCCAGGAAGCCATGCAAATCTTATATGTGGCCTGCTCTCGGGCCACTCGCAATGTCATCATCAATATCGGTAGAGGCGCCTAACCATGCCCACCCTGACACTCCCCCTCTCGCCCGGCGCCAATCGTATGTGGCGGACCTATCGCAACGTCACCGTGCTATCGCCAGAGGCGCGGCAGTTCAAGCAAGTTGTTGCGGCGCTGGCCGCGCAAGCGGGCGCCTGTCGGCCGCACCATGGCGAAATTGCGGTCAGCATGGCGTATCACCCCAAGGCCAGAAAAAAAGCGTCTGACAAGCCGCTGAGGAGGACCGACGTGGATGCCCACATCAAGCCGACTCTGGATGCCCTGCAAGGGGTGGCGTACTTGGACGATTACCAGGTTGTCGAAGTCGCCGCCCACCTGGCCGACCCCGTGCCGGGCGGGCAACTGGTCGTGACCTGGGAGGCGCGCTGATGTCGTCCAGCTGTACGAATCACTGTTTTTCGACATGAGGAGTGCCGTATGAAATGCGGATGCACGCAATGTGGACACGAGTTTGCCGGTATGACGGATTTTGACGCCCACCGCCCGGGAAAGCCCGGTACGCGCCGCCCCTGCCTTTCGCCGGCCGCCATGCTGCAAGACGGCTGGGCGCAGAAGCTGCGCGGCTGGTGCCGGCCTGGGCATGAGCAGCGTTCCGCTGCGTTTGCCGCCTACCGGCAGCGCGCCGAGCAACACATTTCAATCCAACAACAACAGGACTGAAGTGCAAACCATGAACACCGCACTCAACACGCACATCCTCACTATCGAGGCATCCGGCCATTACATCCACGGCGATCCCGTCCCGCGCGTGCGCATCACGGCGCATGGCGACGGCGGTATCGAGCACTGGCTCGATACGGTCAGGGCGGCGCTGGTGGCTGCCGGCTACGCGATGGATACGGCCAAGCGGGTCCGACTGGTGGAGGATGGCGATGAATAACGCGGAGCGGCTCATCATCTGGCCTATCGGTATTGCCATGCTCGCCATCGGCGCCGTTCTGTACATGACCTGGTGCCTGGCGCAGTCGGTGGCGGCGTTTGTGGATTGGGTGCGTGACGATGACTGAACCAGCGAACAGCTACCAAGTCGGCGGCGACCACTACACCAGCATGCCCATGCAGCCGTGGGAGCTTATGGAGTCGGTCCTGACCCGGGAGGAGTGGATTGGATTTCTCAAGGGCAATCTCATCAAGTACACCCTGCGGGCCGGGCGCAAGGCGGATAGCGATGACGAGGCCAAGGCCCGGCACTACCGGCAAAAGCTGCTGGAGACATTGCAGCAGTGAGCGCCCACCTGACCGGCCAGTATCGGATTACCCTGTTCGACTGCCTTGGCGCGAGGGTGCGCATCGTGACCGCTGAGAGCTTTACCCAGGCGCTGCAAATCGGTGAGGCGCGCAAGGAGGCGGCGGAGTGCTATTCGTATGCCGTGTCGAGAGTGATGTACAACTCGCTCGATCCGAATACCGAGCGCTACGACGTGATGACGCGATGAGCTAGAAGGCAATGACGAAGAGAAAACCAACAGGATTTGTGGCGACGTGCCGATGCGGCGTGATTGTGGGCGCGATGGATTACACGCGCACAGACCGCCGAGAATCCGGACAGATGCTAGGCAAGTGGCTGCATGACGGCTGCACAGTACAGCCGATATTTGCAGGGACATGGGGCGTGACGGTCGATGCCTGCCGGTGCGAGCCAATGGCGACGTCATGAGCAAGCAGCACATCGTAGGCCGCCTGGAAATCGCGCAGCGCCTACGCCGTCTGGCTGATGACATGACTGAAGTGGCAACGCTGATGAATTACTACGGCGGGCTGAACGGATGGCCCCAGCACGGCTGGGAATTGGCCGGCGCTGCCCACATCGCGCGGGGCTGGGCCGATACTATCGAGTCCGCGCAACAGGAGCAAACATGCAGAAATACGAAATCCGCACTACCGGGCTGATCGTGGCGCCAGAGGGCACGCCGATATACCACGCCATGGCGACCGAGATCAGAATCATGGATGAGTCGTGCGGCGAGTTCGTCAGCGTGCGGCAGTTAAGGGAAGACGCCGCGGGCGAACTGCGCATCGAGCCGGCCGAGTGGCCGACCCTGCGGGAGGCGATTGAGCTGATGGTGGGGGAGTGTCGGGATGAGGATGAGAGCGTATGACCCCTGCCGCACTGGCTAAGCTGACCGCGCAAGCCTGCCCGCTCAGTCGCGGGACGGGTGGACTGCCGGACCTGACCCCGGCGGAAATCGCTGGCACCCTGGCGGTGTTGCCGACCGAGGCGCAATATCTGGCGCTGTATCGGTACGTGGGCGATGAGTCGGTTCTGCACAAGCTGCAGTACATGGCTATCGTCGAAGTGGCCGGGGTGTTCGCTCACGAGCGCTGGCGCGACTACCGGCAACAGCATGGCCCTATGTGCCGTAAGCTGGCCCTGCTGGCGTTGTGGGAGTCGTTGCACCGGGAGCCGTGCCACGACTGCGGTGGTACGCGCTACGCCCCAGCAGGGGGCTGGTGTGAGCGCTGCGGGGGTACTGGCTACGAGCGGGATGTACCGGATGCGGTACGGGCGCGAGCGGTGGACATGAAGTATTCCACGTGGATCGCCACATGGCGCCCCCGCTACCGCCTGGTGTTGCGGCATGTCGGGGGCTGGCTGGCAACGCTGGATTGCGCTATCTGGACGGGGTTGCGGGGGCAGTGAGGGCTAGATGCTCCAGCGCGTATTGGACTGGATACGGCGCCGCCAGCGCCGAAGACGCCTCACGGTCGGCGAGATACTGGCGCATGACGCGCTCGCTGACGCCGATGCGCCGGGCCGCCTCCCGTTGCGAAAGGCCGGCCCGGGCGATCAGACCCCGGAGATAGGCGGGGTCGGGGTTGTGGTGGCGGGTGTCGGGGGCGGTCATCAGTGGCTTGTGGCGATCAGGCCATCTGGATTCCCGAGATGGCGAGCCATCAGCCTCGCAACAGCACTGTTAGAGTCCACATCCTTGTATTTGGATACCCACGTGATATCCGCTGGGTGCAGCCCGTTGCGGACGGCGGATGGCGCTAGGGCAAGCGCCTCACAGACTGTCACTCCGGCGTACTTTCGTACGCCAAAATGACGAATGGCTTCGTCTCTTGTCATGCTCATTTTGGGTTCCTCCTGCTGGCGGTCATTCGACCAGGCATTTCCCGAGCTTCCGGCCCAGGGTAGGCTCACCGTTCCAAGGCGCCCAGTCCTGTTCTCCGCGCGGATACCCGAACGCCTCGAAGATTACCGTGCCGTCGCTGGCGTCGTGCGTGCGCCTGATGATCGCCTCGTCATCGGCGGCTAGACCGTAGCTGACCGTGACTGTCTGCCCATGATTTATAGGGGGGGTAATGAAATCGCTGGTGATGGTGTAGGTTTTCATTTTAAGTTCCTCCTTATTGTGCCTTGGCATTAGGACCGGTCTTCAGACCAAACGCGGAAGATTCCGCGCAACTCAAGCTCCGCCGTTCCTGGTTCGAGCGCCCGCACATACTCAGCCGTATCGGCCAGGGTGGGCTCGTCGTAGTCCACTATTTCAGGCTCGTCGCCATATTCAGCGCGGCAGGCGATTGCATTTCTAAGATAGCCGCCCAACAGGCAGTCGTAGTCGCCGCCCTTATCGCGCAGCCGAACGCACTCCGCGAGAAACTTCTCCAGCTCTGCGCGGGCCGCAAAATCCCGAGCTTTGAAATCGTCTGCTGCATGTGGCAGCCTGGGCGAAAATAGCCAGCCCCGCAAGGAACCTGCAGGCATAGCCTGGACCGTGGCGAGTCCGGTGCTGGCAATGGCTTGCAGGGTTGGGTATTTGTCGAATGTGTTCATTTCGTCCTCCCGTTTCGGTGGTTTGCGCCTCGCCGTGAATTGGCTGGCTTGGTTAGTATAGTAGGCGGAATGCGCCTACTTGTCAAGCGTTTTTTGGCCCATATGCTTGAAAAAATCTTCGGCACACGCTTGACACAACTTACAGATTTCTGTACGCTTTTTCCCAAACTAGGTGAGTCCCGCCCAAGCGATTGTTTCGGCGGGATTTTTTTGTGCTTTATGAAATCTGTTACGGAAATCAAAGAAAATGGCTGGACCTGGGCAACCGGGTAGGCCGAAGGGTCTGCCCAAAACCGGTGGGAGGCAGAAGGGGAGCGGCAACACGCTCCATAAAGAGCTGAAGGAAATGATTCTCGGGGCGCTTGGCGATGTCGGCGGTCAAGCGTATCTCGTTGAACAAGCAAGAGAAAATCCCACCGCCTTTTTGGGACTGGTGAGCAAGCTATTGCCGCGCGATGTGAAGGTAGAGTCGCACACCTACAACCACCGTGAACTCTCAGACGACGAACTCATCGCCATTCTCAGCCGCGCAGGAGCTATTAGCCAGGCGCCAAGCTCGCGGGAAGCTGGCGTCGTACACTGAATATCTTGACCTCGGCTTTGTCCCGGCCCGCCATCACCACCTAATCATCGACAAGCTGGAGGCGGTCGAGCGGGGCGACATCAAGCGCTTGATGCTTTTTATGCCGCCAGGGGCAGCAAAATCGAGTTATGCTTCAGTGCTTTACCCCTCGTGGTATCTCGGGCGCAATCCCAGCAAGCAAATCATCGCGGCCTCACATACCGCGGAGCTGGCCGAGAGCTTTGGTCGCCGGGTGCGCAATCTCTGCAAGTCACCCGAGTATGGGCGCCTATTCCCCGGCGCGACGCTCTCAGACGACAGCCAGGCCGCCGGCCGCTGGGATACAGCCGCTGGTGGTGGCTATTTCGCGGCGGGCGTGGGCGGCTCAGTAACCGGTCGCCGTGCTGATATCGTGATCCTGGATGACGTGGTGCGCTCCCGTGAGGACGCGGACTCGGAGCGGGTTAGACAAAAGACCTGGGATTGGTATGTAGCGGACCTTAAGACCCGCCTCAAGCCGCACGGGGCGATAGTCCTGATCATGACCCGCTGGCACGTCGACGACCTGGCCGGGCGGCTCCTGGAAGACCAGCGGCACGGGGGCGAGCAATGGGAAATCGTCTCGCTGCCGATGATTGCGGGCGATAACGACCCCCTTGGCAGGGCGAAAGGCGAACAGCTCTGGCCGGAGTGGTTCACTCCCGACATGATCCAGCAGGCCCGGCGCGATTCGCGCAACTGGGCGGCGCTGTACCAGCAATCGCCCACTGTCGATGGCGGCAACATCCTCAAGCGGGATTGGTGGCGCATCTGGCCCGAGGGCAAGCCGCTACCCAAGTGCGAGCATGTATTTCTATCGTGGGATACGGCCTACAGCGACAAGGGCTATCGCGACAACAGCTATTCGGCGATGACCGCTTGGGGCGTCTGGTACGACGAGCAAGAGGCCCGGCACGCGCTGCTGCTACTCCGCGCCTGGCATGGCCAGATCGACTATCCGGACCTGCGGCGCAAGGCGCGGGACTTGGACAAAGAGCTACAGCCGGACTGCCACTTGATCGAAAAGAAGGCCAGCGGCCAGTCTCTAATACAAGACCTGCGGCGCATCCCGAGCGTCCGGGTCCGCACCTACAACCCGGACAAGGACAAGATCACCCGCGCCTACAGCGTGCAGGCGATGCTGGAGGCCGGGCAAGTCTGGGCGCCCGACCGGCGCTGGGCGGAGCAACTGATTGAGTCGGTTGCGCAGTTTCCTTCTGGCGCCCCGCCATCTTCGGATTACACCGATACCGTGACCCAAGCGCTCTTGTACCTACGCAACAGCTGGTGGGTCGAACACCCGGACGACAAAGTGATCTATTTCCCTGATGCACCAGCCGAAGATTCAGACGACCAACCCGCGCCACGCAGAAAACTGTACGGATAACCATGCTCGCACCCGCTGACGACGACATGCTGATTGATGGCGCTGACGAGCAGGATGGTCAGCCCATCGACGCCATTCTGGCGATGGTGGAAGCGGTAGGCCCGGACGGGCTGACCGAAGACGAATCATCGGCGCTCAACCGCTACCAGCAGGCCAAGGGCGACAAATCGGACCACTACGCCAATCTGGCCGAACACCTAAAGGACCGGCACCTGCTCAAAATAGCCCAGGACGTAGTACGCTGGGTCGAGTGGGACGAGGAGGCCCGACAGGACTGGTCAGACCGTGAGGTGATGGGTATCCAGGCGCTGGGGATATCGGAAAAGACCTACGGCGGCGCGGATTTCAAGGGGGCTTCGCGCGTCACGCACCCCTTATTGATGGAGGCTTGCGCACAATTCGCGGCCCGCGCTATCGCGGAGCTGTGGCCGGCGACCGGACCAGTGCGCACGGCGGTGCTCGGCAAGCCCGACGAAGACAAGCTCGCCCAGGCGCAGCGGGTCGAATCGTACATGAACTATCAGTACACGGCCCTGATGCCTTCGGCATTCGAGGAAGAGGACCGGCTGCTGTTCCGCCTGCCGCTGTCCGGCAGCGTGTTCAAAAAAGTGGCCTATGACCCGCTGGAAAAGCAGGTTGTGAGCACGATGGTCGAGCCCAGTGACTTCATCGTGCCCTACTCGGCCACCGACTTGCGGACGGCGGTACGCTACACCCACAGGCAGTTCGAGGAGCCCGCGGTGGTCAAGCGCAAGATGGCGACTGGCTTATACAGGGATTCCGACTATCCGCTGACGCGTGTCAATGAGAACCTGGACTATCCGGCGGTGCGCGAGGAGATTGAGAGCGTCGAGGGCCGCCAGCGGGTGAGCGTGGCCATCGACGACGACCGGCATACCACCCTGGAGTGCTACTGCCGGCTGGACATCCCTGGCTTCGAGAGCGACGACGGCATTCCCCTGCCTTATATCATCACCGTGGACCGGGACACGCTGCATGTCCACGCTATTCGACGCAACTGGCATGAGGATGACGGGGACCGGAAGCCGCGCCAACACTTTGTCCATAAGCGCTTCCTGCCGGGCCTGGGCTTCTATGGCTTGGGCTTCCTGCATGCGATAGGCTCGCTGTCCGATGCCGCTACTGGGGCGCTCCGGGCGCTGCTGGACGCGGCGAACTTCGCCAATTTGCCAGCCGGCTATCGCTCCCGCGACTCGCGCATACCGGGCGGGACCAAGACGCCGGGACCGGGCGACTGGATCGAGGTGGACAGCACGGCCGAGGAGTTAGCCAAAGCCTTCTATCCCCTACCCTATAAGGAGCCAAGCAAAACCCTGCTGGAACTGCTTGGCGTCCTGACCGATGCCGGCCAGCGTTTCGCCAGCACGACCGAAGCCATGGTGGGCGAGAGCAACAATACCGGCCCGGTCGGTACGACCCTGGCTCTGATCGAGCAGGGCAGCAAGATTTTTAGCGCCATCCACAAGCGCTTGCACCAGGCCAATTCGCAAGAGTTCCGCTTGGTTCATGACCTGAACCACGAGTGGATGCCGGAGCGCTATCCCTACGCCATCGAAGGCGACGACGCCTTCACGCTGCGCGAAGACTTCGACGGGCGGGTAGATGTGCTGCCGGTCAGTGATCCCAACATTGTCAGCAACGTGCAGAGGATCGCCCAGGCCCAAGCGGTACTGCAACTGAGCCAGCAAGCGCCGGACCTGTACGACCGCAAGCTGGTGCATAAGACGCTCCTGGAAGCCCTGCGCGTGGCGGATATCGACGCGCTGATGCCGGACATTGACGATGTGCCGCGCCGCGAGCCCATCGAAGAGAACATGGCGCTACTGCTGGGCAAGCCCATCAAGGTTTACCCCGACCAAGAGCACCAGGCGCACATCCTCGTGCATCAACAATGGTTTGCCGGCCTGCCGCCCGAGTATCAGCAAATGCTCCAGGCCGCGCACATGGCGCATGTCGGTGAGCACCTGGCCTGGACCTATCGACTGCAAATGCAGCAGGCGATGGGATTGGCCCTGCCCCCGCCGTTGACGCTGGACCAGACTAGTGCCGAACGCGAAGCCGACGAGCAGCCCGAGTTGCCGCCGGAAATGGACTACCAGATTAGCGTGATGGCGGCCCAATCCGCCCAAGTCATGCAGGCCCAGCAACAAGCCCTCCAGGCCATGCAAGCGCAACAGGCGCTGCAAGCCGAAGCTCAGGGGCAAGCCATGCAGGCCGACCAGCAAGCGCAGCGGGACCGGATGGATATCACCCTGGCCGCGCAACAGCAAGAGCGTGAGCAAGCCCGCAAGGACTCGGAGGCGCAGGCCAAGCAAGCCCGTGAGGACGCCAAGGCCCGCGCCGACATCATGCGCCAGGACGCCATGGCCCGCGCCGAGATTGCCGCGCGTGCTCAACATTCGCCCGGCGAGCGCATCCAGGCCGAGAGTGATCGGCTCGTGAAGGGCAAGGAGTATCAGGGGTGAGCAGGCCGGAACCCGTCATCATCGGCAACGCGACGCTCTACCTAGGCGACTGCCTGGAGATATTGCCGACCTTGCCCAAGGTGGATGCGGTGATTACTGATCCGCCGTATGGGATACCTCACAAATTCGGCAAACAAAAGACCTGGTCAGGCAGCGGATGTAAGAGTGGTTTTAGAACCCTGCAATTCTCGTGGGACGGTTCAGATATAACCAGCGCGGTATTAAGTGCATGCGCCCTGTCTGCGCCACTGGCGGACGCACATATATGGTTTTGCGGCTTACATCAAGTTTCCTATATTGCCGACATTCTGCTGGATCACGGGATGAAGCCAAAACCCGGCGCCTGGGTAAAAAAATGCCCTCCACCGGCGGGATTTGGGAATTGGTGGCCAAGTGGGTTTGAGCATATAGTGTATGCGTATCGCCAAGGTGCATGGTTTGGCGATACTGACACAAAGCGCTCAAACGTCTGGATATCCGATAGTTATCGTAATGGCCAACCTGGGAAGGTTGACCATCCAACACAGAAGCCACTCAGCTTAGTCGGCAGGCTTCTATCCGCAGTAGTGCGTTCGGACGCAACCGCGCTCGACCCCTTCATGGGTTCTGGCACGACCGGCGTGGCCGCCATGCAGCTAGGCCGGCAGTTCATCGGCGTCGAGAAGGAGCCGAAGTATTTCGATATCGCCTGCCGGCGCATCGAGGAAGCGCAGCAACAGGCGGATATGTGCGTAGCGCCGGTCCAGGCGCCGACTCCGCAACAGACCACCATAGAAGACATGCAAGCGGCATGAGCGACGGCGGACTGATTGCCGATTTCCGCCATGCCCTGACGCAAGAAATCCGCAAAGAGGAAGAGCAGTTAGGGGGAGGCGGCGCCCCCGATTTCGCCGCCTACGCTCGCGCGGTGGGCCGGATTGCCGGGCTGAAGCGGGCGCGATTGATTTTCGACGATGCCTGGCAAGCGTATCGCCAGGATGATGATGATTCTTAACCACATGGACACACCATGACCCTACCCCAGCCCACAGGCTACCGGCTCCTGATCAAGCCGGTGGAAATCAAGCAGCATTCCGCGGGCGGTATCGCCCTCCCGGAAATGGCGCAGAAGGCGCAAGAGCACTTGCGGCACATCGGCCAAGTGGCCGCGATGGGGCCGGAAGCCTACGCCCATGAGAAATTTACTGGCCCATGGTGCCGGCCTGGCGATTGGATCGCCTACGGCCAGTACGCCGGGCAGACCCTGACCGTGCGCGGGCCGGATGGCCCGGTGCAATACCGTCTCATCAACGATGATGAGGTACTGGCGGTGGTAGACCCAAACGCGATGATGGTCTATGACCTGTAGCCAGTAGCCACCCACCACACAAGCAGCCGCCGTAAGGCGGTTTTTTTGTGCCCGCGCCGTGAGGCGCCACGTTCCCGCAGCAGGATTTTTACATGGCCACACCCCATGACGATGACACCGAATTCGAGGATTTGCCCGGCGCGCCGCCGGACGACTCCGACCCGGCGCCCCTAGAGGAGCCCGAGTTACCCGCCGCCGACCAGGACGACGACGAGGCGGACCACGACGACCACCCGGCGACCGACGCTGACGACGCGGATGAGGACGCCGAGTATGGCCGCAAGGTGCAAAAGCGCATTGCCAAGGAGGTCAGCAAGCGCAAGCGCATCGAGACCGAGTTTGCTACCCGGCAGGCGCAATACGAGCAGTACATTGCCAATCTGCACCAGCGGCTAGAGTCGGTCGAGCAGCGCTTCAGCGCCGAGGATGCCAAGCAGAGCGCAACCGAACTGGAAGCCCAGCTGGCGGACATCAAGGCTCGCCGCAAGACCGCTTGGGATGACGGCGATATCGATGCTTACCACGCCCTGGAGGATGAGTATCTGGATGCCCGCATGGCGGTGCAACGCCAGACTCAGGGCGCTCCCGGGACTCGCCAAGCGCCGCCAGTCGCCCAGCCAGTTGCCCAACCCCAACAGCCTGCCGCGCTGCCGGAGCCGATGCAGACCTGGATGGTGACCAACAAGAAGTGGTTCAACGGCGATCCCGCGAACTCCGCCAAGGTCAGCGTGGCGAATGGCTTGTTCAACGCTATGAAGGCGGAAGGCTTCGAGGAAACCGACCCGGACCTGTACGCCGAACTGGATAAGCGCCTGGTGGCGGCTGGCATCAAGCCCGCACCCCGTAAGGCGCAACCCACGACGGTAGCCCCGACGCGCTACGCCGGGGCCAGCGAAACCAGCCCGCGCAAGGGCTTCACCCAGGCCGACATGGCGACGATGCGCAAGTACGGCATGGACCCGAACAACCCCGCGCACCGTGCTGCGTACCTGAACCGGAATGCCCCGCTATGAACGAGTTGATGACCGCTGACCTGACCGACTTGGATGGGGCTGAACCTGTGGCCCTGGACGTGCCCCGGACCCGTAATCGCCGCGAGCCGATTCGCCGGCCATCGCGGACGCAGGAATCACGGGCCGCCGAAGCCCTGCATGAAGTGACTGATGATGTGGACTGGGAGCCGCGGGGATTGCTGGATGACCGGCATATTCCCGCCCGTCCTGGCTATGTACAACGCTGGGTCCGCACCCACCTGAACGGTGTGGAAGACCCCAACAACGTGGGCCGCCGCTATAACCAAGGCTGGCGACCACGACCGGCCGATACCGTGCCGGAGGGCGCGTATGTGCCGACCGTGATGCACCAGGGCAGTTCTGTCGTGGGCATCTACGGCATGGTGCTGATGGAGCGCCCCGAATCGATCAATGCCAAACATCGCGCGCATATCCGCGCGATGACCGACGCACAGAGTACCGCTATCTCTGAATCCTTGTTCCGCGTGCATGAGCCCGGCGACGGCTTCGGCCGGCCTACGGTCAGTGCCCGCTCGCGTGTCAGCCGAGGCCGTGCGGCCCCGGTCGCTGACGACTGATTTCGATTCATTCTTGAGGTAATACACCATGGCTAACGTCAACGGCCCTAACGGGTTCAAGCCGGTGCGATTGCTGGGCGGTGGCGCTGATATTCGGACGACCGAGTACAGCATTGCGTCGGCCTACGGCACCAATATCTTCTTCGGCGATCCGGTCCAGATGACCGGGACCGGAAAAAACATCGCGCTTGCTGAGGCTGGCAACGTGGACAACATCGGCGTGTTCGCCGGTTGTCGCTACGTCAACAGCCAAGGCAAGCAGATTTTCAGCAAGCATTGGCCGGCCAGCACTACGGCGACCAACATCGTCGCGCTGGTCTGGGACAACCCCGACATCGTGTTTGAGGCGCAGACCGATACGGTCGCGGCGGCCGATATCGGCACGTTGGCCGATTGGGCGGCTGGCACTGGCAGCACGGCTACCGGCATGTCCGGCGCCTACCTGGCTGCCTCCACGGGGGGCACGACGGATAAATCCATGCGCATCCTGCGTTTGGTCAATCGTGCCGACAATGAATATGGTGCGTATGCGCGCGTTGAGTGCATGTTCATCGAGCACGTACTGAAAGGCGTCGTTGCCGGCGTAGGGGGTATCTGATGGCCGTTATGAATAGATCGACATTTCCTGCTGATCTACAGGAAGGCTTGAATGCCCATTTCGGCATGGCCTACAAGGAACTGCCCGAGGAATGGCGCAGTGTGTTCGAGGTAACGACTTCCAAGAAGGCTTTTGAGGAGGACGTGCTGACCGTTGGCCTGGGCATCGCTCCGGTCAAGGGTGAGGGCGAGAGCGTCAGCTATGACGCCGGTGGCCAAGGGTGGACCGCACGGTATACCCACGAAACCATCGCCCTGGCCTTTGCCATCACCGAGGAAGCCATCGAGGACAACCTGTACGAGAGCCTGGGGCCGAAGTATGCCCGGTCGCTCGCGCGGGCCTTGAAGCAGACCAAGGAAATCAAGGCGGCTGCAGTCTTCAACAACGGCTTCGACTCCAACTTTGTCGGGGGCGATGGCGTGGCCATGCTGTCAGCCAGTCACCCGCTCTGGGGTGGTGGCACGGCGAGCAACCTCCTGGGCACTCCGGCCGACCTGTCGGAATCGGCCCTGGAAGACCTGCTGATTCAGATTCGCAAGGCCAAGGACGACCGGGGCATTCCGATTGCCCTCAACGTCAAGAACTTGGTCGTGCCGCCGGAGTTGCAATACACCGCCGTGCGGCTGCTGCGGACCCCGAGCCGTACCGGGACGGCGGACAACGACATCAACGCGGTTAAGTCGCTGGGCATCTTCGCCAGTGATCCGGTCGTGTTGACGCGCCTGACCGATGCGGACGCCTGGTTCGTCACCACCGACTGCCCGGACGGGCTGAAGGTGATGCAGCGCACCAGCGTGCAGCGCGGCATGGAAACCGACTTCAACAGCGGCAATGCCCGCTACAAGGTGCGGGAGCGCTATTCCATTGGCTTCACCGACTGGCGCGCAGTCTACGGTTCCGCTGGCGCCTGAGCCTGATCCATGCGGGGCGTAAGTCGCCCCGCCTTTTCAAGTCGCGGCAAGGACGCCGTTTTCCTTATTGAATGACTGCATAGGAGCGCTGACATGCCTACTCGTCACCATATCTCGCACGCCCAGGAACTGTACTGGGGCGATGCCTATTTTCCGCCGGCGCAGACCGCCGAGAAGCGCCGCGGCACGCTGATCACCCCGATTGTCCGATTGTCTCTGGGTTCGCCCATCGCCACGGACGCGGACGGACTGGTGGCTGCAGCCACGTCTACCGAGTTGCCGAATGCCGCCACGACCACTTACACCACCGCCAACGACGGCACGTCGCCGTTCGACAACGTGGCCACGCCGGCCCCTTCCACCATCATCGACTCCACCGGCGCCTCGCGCTCGGTGTGGGCGCTGGATGTGCCGCGCAACGTGACGATTGCCGTGACCCACGGCAGCAGCATTGTCGCCATGTCGGTCACGTTTACTGGCTTCGATGTCTACGGCCAGCGCTTGGTGGAAACCCTGAGCGTTACCGCTACCGGCACCAGCAAGACCGCTGCGGGTAAGAAGGCGTTCGCCTCGATCCTGTCGATTGCCATCACTTCAGCCGGGAACGCCACGACCAACACGCTCGATGTTGGCTGGGCCGATGTGCTGGGCCTGCCGTTGGCCGCCGCCAACAAGTCGGACGTGCTGCAGGTTTGGTTTAACGATACCCAGGACACTTCGGCGACGGTCGTCAAGGCTGATACCACTACGGTCAGCGCCATCACGGGCGATGTGCGCGGCACGGTGGACACCAACAGCGCCGCCGATGGTAGCGCGGTGGTGGTCTACCTGCGGCCTGACCCGTCCAGCAAAGAAAGCCTCTACGGCATTGACCAGTTCGCCGGCTGATGACTGGCGCGCAGTTGCTGGCCCTGGCGCGGCAGTATCTCGGTGATGCGGTCGCGCCCTATCTCTGGCCTGACGATTTCCTAGTCGGGGCGCTGAACCGCGCCGAACAGGAAGCAGCCACCCGCACACTCTGCTTGTTCGACGATAGCACGGCGGCCATTACCCAGATCACCCTGGCCAATGGCACGGCTGACTACGCACAGGACGCGCGGGTGCTGCGGATAGAAGGCATTCACCTGAATGGGAAGCTGTTGACGCAGGTAGACCCCGACGACCTGCCGCGCTTGGTTGGCGCCGAATGGGCCACCCATACTGGCGTGCCGACCCATTGGTTCAGCAATGGGAGTCGGCTGACCCTGTACCCGCTTCCAGATAGCACAGTCGCCGGGGACAAAATTTATCTGAGCGTGTACCGCCAGCCGGCGCAAGCCTTCACCACGCTCACCAGCCCCGAGATCGATGCCTATCAGCATCGAGCCCTGATCCACTGGGCCTGCTACGAGGCGCTGCAAGTCATCGACGCCGACAACGCCCGCGCCGACATGGCCATGCCGCATCTTGCGCAGTTCGAGCAAGTCTTTGGTCCGGTGGTCAGTTGGCGCGTGCAACTGCATCAGCGCCGGTCCCCCAAAACCCTTTCACTCACGGGCCGTCCCTATGGGCGCTCCCGAATTACCCGCGATAGCGAGGACTGGTAATGGCCCTAGATATGATTTTCGACAAGCCGATTGCGGCCAAGGTCACGAACGATTCGGGTAGCGCGATTCCGGTCGCCGTTACCGGTCGTCTGGCCTCGGCCACCATCACCCGCCCCGCCGACACTACCGCCTACGCGGCCAAGGATGTCGTATCAACCGGCGCGGGGGCGCTGCTGACCTTTGCCAATGTGGTCGCGACTGCCGGCGGCTCGGGCACTATCGTCAAGGCGCGGCTGATGACGGACCAGAGCACCAACACGGCGCAGTATCGCTTGCACCTGTTCCACACCGCGCCAACGGCGATTGCCGACAACGCCCCCTACACCATGCTCTACAGCAACGCGGGCAACCGGGTGGGGATGATCGATTTCCCCGCCTGCGCGACGGAGGGGACGGGCAGCACCGCAGCGGCGGCTATGCGCCCGTCGTCGGATGGCAATAGCCTACCGCCGAATCTGGCGTTCAAGTGCGCGACGGGCAGCACGTCTCTGCACGGCATCCTGGAGACGCTGAGCGTTTTCACTCCGGCCTCGGCGCAGAACTATTTCATTGAGCTGGAGATGGAGTAAGCGATGGGCCTGCCATTCCAGCGTCGCCGGTCTAGCGGGTTTGTATTCGACCCGCTGCGCCTGTTCCTGGCTGGCGCACAAGGCGCGTGGTACGACCCGTCCGAGATCAGCACCCTATTCCAAGACAGAGCCGGCACCGCCCCGGTTACTGCCGTCGAGCAGCCGGTGGGGCTGGTGTTGGATAAGAGCAAAGGGCTGGCGAGGCCCAGACTTGGTTACTAATGGGGGTTTTAACGCTGATGCTAATTGGACAAAAGGCACAGGCTGGACAATCAGTGGGGGCTCCGCAAATTATAATAATACCGCAGGCTTTAATTTTCTAAGTCAAAATGTGGGCTTACAGATAAACACGACCTATATATTGACTTTCGATATAATCGTGACCTCTGGTGGTCTTATTGATATCCGAGCTGGCGGTTCGACGGCAGGTTTTGCGGTACATGGGGCTATGACCACTAGCGGCTCGAAAACTGTATACATGCACGTAACCGGTTCTAACGGCAGAATATACTTTTTGCCAAATAGTGGCTCTTTCGTTGGATCAATCGATAATGTCGTGGTTCGGGCCATATCCGGCAACCACGCTACCCAGGCCACCGCTTCCAAGCGGCTGACGTACAAGCTAAGTACCGGCTACGATCTATACTGTGATGGCGTAGACGATTCGCTGACCGCCATGACTGGCGGCGGTAGCACCACGGCATTTTTCTTCTGCGCGGCCATCCGCTTGGATAATACTGGAGCCACCCAAACTATTTGGTCCGATACCGGCACCAATACCGGATATCGAGTACGCATTAACTCCAGCAACCAACTGGAGATGGCGGTCGGCAACGGCTCGGCCTACACCACCGTCAATACTTCGGCCACCCTGGCGCTTGGCCAGCGGGCCATCATCACCTGCTGGCATGACGGCGCGGTTATCTACGCGCAAATCGATCAGGGCGCTATCACATCAACGGCCTTTGCCACGGCCAGCGCTGGCACGAATGGCTTTACCATCGGGCAAGATAACGGCGCATCCAGCAGTTACTTCAAGGGCGGCATCATTGGGCTTGTGCAGATCAAGAATGTGATCCATGCAGACGGTGCACGCGCCCATTTACAGCGCTATTTAGCGCAGCGTGGATTGATCACGCTATGAGCGATGTATTTCGCACGATGATCGTGCCCGACGCCTACGCCCCATTAGCTCGAGGGCTGTCCGCTGGCCTCTCTCCGGTCGGCGGGGCGCAGATGTACGAGACGGGGTTATCTCCAGGTGGAGCGTGGCCGCCTACGCACTGGATCAGCAGCGGGCATATCGCGCCTGAGTATGCCGCTCTGATGCCACTCTATGAGTGGCTGCCTGACCTCGACGCCAATGGCGAGCCTCTTGGCACCTACACCCGATCCACTCTGAGCCCCGGCCAGCCGGGACTGGTCGCCCAGCTTGCCGAACAGGCCGGGCAGTCGGTCCCGCTGGCGCAGGTTCAAGCGCTGTTCGATGCCGCCGACATCACCACGGAAGACCCCTTCGTCGCCATGGCGCGGCTTGGCGTGCAGATCACTTATCCGCCGGAGACTGCCTTATGAAACTCATCATCATCGCCCTGGTGCGGCGGCTTATGGCCTGGGTGGTCGGAGTACCGTTCTTCAATGCTGTCTACGAGGCCGCCTCTGTGTTAGACGGCACAGTTGACCTCGATGGCGACGGCAAGAAGGAGCGCATCTTTGACGAGCTAGCTGGCGCTGGCTGGAAGTTCGGAAAACGTCAGTTCAACCGGGCTGTTGAGATGGCCCTGGTGATTATCGAGCAGGAGAAGGCGCAGAAGGCGCCAGCCCCTGCAAAGACTCAGTGAATGACTGCCACAGCACGCCCGGTAAAGAATGCTGCTGGAGCGTGACCGGGCATTGTCAACTTGAAGAGGTGAACAACGATGAAAGCGATCCTGATATTGATGCTGGTGACGCTCAGCATGACCACTCAGGCGGAGCAACTATGCTTCCGCAATCAGACCCTCTTCCTGACCGTGGACAAGCAGACGGCGACGGTTGAGCCGCTGGCGACCGTCTATCTGGTCGGGGCGCTCTCTGCGCGGCACGGGCATACCGTGCAGCCGGTCATTGGTTCCGGGGTACGGCGCGGCAACTTTTGGATATTCGATATTGACGGGGTGCCGAACATGAAGCTCGATCTTGGTTTTAATCCTGTGTACCCACCGAATTGGATGCTGGACGTGACTTGCACGTTGCCGTTGGAATGAGTTGTTCGCGAGCAGCCCTGCAGCGAATGAGCCGTAAACTGTTGAAGCAAACATTTCGGAGATTGCACGGATGGACATGATCAAGGCGTTGTTGGCCAAACTGATGACGGGCATTTCCTCGAATTCTGCGGGGAATGCGCAGGCCGCCATGTGGGGCCTGTTCGCTGTCATTGTCCCGGTTATCTCAGGGTTTGAGAGCGAGGAATACCGACTGGGTGCTTTCGTCGTGTTCTGCATCGTCATGGCGGTCATCAACTGGCGCACCAAGGGCAGCGGGCTGGCCCCGGAAGAGGGTCAAGAGATCAAGGAAAAACTCGACACGCTGTCCCAAGTGCTCGATGAGGGACGGCGGTGAAAACGAACGAGGCCGGCAAGGCGCTGATCAAGAGCTTTGAATCTTGCCGCTTACACGCCTACCGGGACGCTGTCGGCATCTGGACTATAGGCTGGGGGCACACCATCGGGGTCCGGCCCGGGCTGGTGATTACCCAGGCGCAGGCTGACAGGCTCTTCGACCTCGATATTGCAGAGTTCGAGGAGGGCGTTGTGGCGCGGCTAGGCGGCGCCCAGACAACCGAAAACCAGTTCAGCGCGATGGTCTCACTGGCCTACAACATTGGGTTAGGCGCCTTCGCGCGGTCCACGGTGCTCCGCGAGCACAAGAAAGGCCGCTATCGCCTGGCAGGTGCCGCGTTCATGTTGTGGGTCAAGGCCGGCGGCAAGACCCTGCGCGGACTGGTGCGGCGTCGTAACTCAGAGCGGAAGTTGTATGCGACGGGAACCTGACGACCCGCCCGACCCGACCACGCCGACGGTGGTGGTGTTGCTCGTGGCGCTGGCGGTCGAATTCGCGATGGTGTTTTGGCGGGTGGTGCCGTGGTAGCGCCCGTCATCATCGGCAATGCCACGCTGTACCTGGGCGACTGCCTGGAGATATTGCCGACCCTACCCAAGGTGGATGCGGTGATTGCTGACCCACCGTATGGGATTGGCGCGGATAGAGGCAAAAAAGGCGCAATTCCGTTTAAGGGCGGCAGATCATACGAGAGGGCATATTTCCCAGATAGTGTATGGGATAAAAATCGTCCTAGCCGAGAGATAATCAACGCCAGCATTGCAGCAGGCCGTATCGTTATTTTGTGGGGCGGAAATTACTTTTCAGACTACTTACCTGTTAGCGGTCGATGGCTTTGGTGGGATAAATGCCAGACCATGCCGTCGTATGGCGACGGCGAATTGGCGTGGACAAACCTACCCCAAAAGACCCCAAAAAAATTTGTATTATCAAATAATAAGCTGTTTGCAGACCGGGTTATAAGATATCACCCCACACAAAAGCCTGTAGCCCTCATGCGCTGGTGCATCGACCAGGCCGGCTATCCGCTCACCATCCTCGACCCCTTCATGGGCTCTGGCACAACCGGCGTGGCCGCCATGCAGATGGGGCGGCAGTTCATCGGCGTCGAGAAGGAGCCGAAGTATTTCGACATCGCTTGCCGCCGCATCGAGCAGGCGCAGCAACAGGCGGATATGTTCGTAACGCCGGTCCAGGCGCCCGCCCGGCCTGAGCAACCGGACTTGCTCAGTGAGGTCGCGGCATGAATCTGGTTTTTATCGGGCTATTGGCTCTGGCGTCATGCACACCGACTGTCGAGCACCAAGTCACCGCGCCGCAGCTTACTCCGCTGTTTGAGCAAATCCGGAAAGTTAAGGTTGCCCCGCCTCCCACATCCGGAAAGCCATGCGCGCCGCCCATGCCGATTCCCCAGCGCATGTTGATCTACATCAACGGCGCAGACCAGTACGCGGCCATGGATGGGTTGGAATTTTTGCAAGCGTATGCGGATACGCGCTCCTGCTTGCGGGATGCTCACTAAGCTGCCAGCCGGTCGCCCGGCTGAGTCTGCCGGAACGGCCGGAGACGGTAGGCGACCTGCAGAAGGGGCTAGAGATAGGGGCCGGACTGGACTGCGCTTATGGATGGGAGGGTGAATGTCTTGGGATGGGCAAGAGCGCCGTCAGGCTCAACTGGAAATCCGCGAGCTGCTACGGGAGGAAATGAGATACACCGTGCAGCCGCTCGTGGAACGTGTCGAAAAACTGGAGAGGTCGGCAGACAAATGGGATACCGCTCTGATGGTTTTACGCTGGGCCGCGGCCGTGACTATCGCTGGCGTGGGCGTGATCGCTCAGGCCATCGACTGGGCGCGCGAGCACTGGCGCTGATCGACTATCTCGCGCTGGCCGTGGTCGGCGTGGGCATGGGCCTGCTGGTGATTGTGGCGGTTAATCGGGTCGTCGGCGATGGACGGTTCCTAGCTCAGGAAATCCGGCAACTGGAAGCGATCTATGACAACTACGACCCGCCCCCCCCCGAACAGCGCGCCCGCAACCCGCCCCCGCCCGACCATCCGGCTCCGGGCCTGCCGCGTGTGTGGAGCGTTGATAGCGGTGGAGCGGTTGCAGGCCGTGCCGTATGCCGTCCGTTGTCTGCCTTGTCAATGCCAGTATGAATCGCAACAGAGGAACCACGACGCATGAGTTTGATGAATGACGAACTGACCGCCCAGATCAATGCCGCGCAAGTGGCACTGGTGTGCTGGCTGGACAATGACGGTGGGGCGCATTTTATCGGCGCTGGCACCGAGCAGCCGTTGAGTCGGTTGAAGGTGATGGGCCTGCTGGAGGCAACCAAGATGATGGTGGCCGACCAAATCCGCGCAGCCAATCTGAGTGCCGAGAGCCTGGCGCAGCAGCAAGCCAATGGCCAGCAAGCCCCCGCCCAGCCTGCGGCTTGACGGCTGGCCCGCCGGGGTCAACAACCGGGCGGCGCCGTTCGCCTTGCCGGCCGGCGCGTGTCGGCAGGCGGTCAATGTCGATGTTCGGCAGTCCGGCAAGCTGGTGCGGCGGCCCGGCTATACCCGGCTGGTGAGCGATGCGGGAGCGCATTCGCTGCATGCCGATGCCGAAGTAACGCTGTATGTGGCGCAGGGCCAACTCAAGCAACTGACCGGCTCGACGGCAACCGTGCTCGATGCGGGCTGGGGCGATGCGCCAACAGTCTACGTTCGGCATGGCGATGCGGTGTTTCTGTCCAACGGCCTGCGCTCTGCCGCGTGGGCGGCTGGCGCTCTGCGGCCGTGGGGTACGCCGACTCCGCCCCAACAGCCTGACCTATTGGCGCTGCCGACGGGGGGGCTGGCGGCGGGCGTGTATCAAGTGGCGCTGACCTGGAGCAGTCAAGGCATCGAATCCGGAACGCCCTTGGCGGCCAGTGTCACGGTCCCCGAGGGCGGCGGCATTATGCTCAGTGAGTTTCCGGCCCCGCCGGCTGGCGTGGATACGGTCAGCGTGTACCTGTCTGCGGCGGACGGGACCGAGTTGTATTGGGATGATGATTATCCGGCCTACACCACGGCGGTCATCCTCGAAGCCGGTCAGCGCACGGTGCCACTGGCGACACAATTCATGGCCGCCATGCCGCCGGTGACGCGCCTGGCCAGCCAGGGCGGGCGCTTGTACGGGGCGCGTGAGCAGGTGGTGTATTGCACCAGCCCGTTCAACCCGCACTTGATGGAGAGCCTGGACGGCTTGTTGTTCGAGGCGCCGATTACCGGCCTGCTACCCGTGACGGATGGCGTGTACGTGGCGACCAGTACCGCAACCTGGTTCATGACGCCGCCGGATGGCGATGGGCCGCCGGCGCGGCGGGGCATTGCCTACCATGGCGGGGTGCCCGGCACTGTGGTGAATGACCCGCTGTGGCCGGGCGGCTTCTGGCTGGGCACGCGCGGCTTGATGCGCGGCTTGCCCAGCGGCCAGGCCGAGAATCTGACTGATGCCAACTTGGCGTTACCGCAGGCCGCACAGGGCGCCGCGGTGGTGCGTGAAACCAACGGCGAACGGCATTTAGTGCTGTCGCTGTGGGGCTGCACCAACAATCCCCTGATGAATACCGAATGGGTTGCCCGCGAGATTGCGCGCAAGGGCCAGCCTTTCTAAGTACCCCGCTTCGGCGGACTTTTCCGGCCTGCCGTGATGGCAGCCCACTCCCAACCAGCAGGACATTACCATGGCTAATCTCGCTGATATCAAACGCTACCTGTCGGGTGGCTCGACCAATACCGCGCCGGCCGCGAGCATTGGCGGGGCCATTTCCTCGACGCAAATCAAGAACCAGACCGCTACCCGCGTCACGTCACTCATCACCGGCGTCACCATCGACGATGCCTTCGGCAACGCCCTGGGGACCGGCACCCTGTCCTACAACGGCACCGCCAAGACCCTGACCTGGGCGCCGCCCAATAGCACGTCCGGAACCGCCGTCGATATCTCGGTATCTGGCACCTATGCCATTCAGGGACCGAGCAATGGCGGGGCATTGGCCGTGACGGTCGTAGCCGCGTCCATCCCGGGCGGCAACGTCAGCGATCAGGTGACGATCTCGGCCCTGGCCAACCAGTTGTGGGATGACGTGAGCAAGGCCGAATCCAATGCCGGCACCACCGAATACCGCTGCGAGTACTTCAAGAACACGCACGGCACCGACCCTCTGGTGGATTTCAAGCTCTGGATCGCCGAGAACACCCCGGGACAGGATGCGGTATCGATTGGCCTCGACGATGGCGGCATGTCCGTCACCGCTACGCCGCTGACCAAATCCATTACCGGCGCTACCTGGTCCGGCGGCACCGCCGTGTTTACCTGTACCGCGCATGGCATCCCGGTCGGCGCGAATGTGGTGGTTGCGGGCGTTACCCCTAGCAACTACGACACGCCCGCCAACGCTACGTTTGTCGTTACTGCAGTCGCGACCAATACCTTCAGCGTGGCCATCGTCAGCGATCCGGGCTCCTACACTTCGGGCGGCACGGTATCGAGCGAAACCTTTGCGCCTACTGGCGTGACCTTCACCACCCCGTCTTCGGCCTCGCCCTTGACGATTGGCGACATGGCCGCGGGCGCTTATCAGGGCGTCTGGATCAAGCGCGTCGTGCCGCCGGGCGTGACTGTGGCCACGGCCAGCAACTACTACAAGCTGGGCTTTAGCTGCAAGGTGTAACCCATGAACCTGGCGTATCTCGAATACCGCCTGTCGGGCGGGGCGACCAACACCGACCCCACGGCCAGCCTGGGCGGGGCCATGTCCACCGACCCGGCTGGCCGCATCATCGGGCGGACGGTGGGCGACACGACCCCGAACAACACGACCGGCGTAACGATTCTGGATGCGCCGGGTTCGGCCATCGGGAACGGCACCCTGGCCTTTACCGCCAGCGGCACTACGGCGACCTGGGCCGGCAACGGGGCGTCTGCCGGGTCGGCGGTCAACATCGGCACGGATGGCCGGTACATCCTGCAGGATTCGGCGGGCGGGAGGCTGCATATCAGCGTGGTTGCCAGCAGCTTGCCGGGCGGCAATACCTCGGACACGGTAGCCGTGTCGGCGGCCAGCAATAAGTTGTTCGACGACATCACGCCGGCCGAGAGCCTGGCCGGCGATACCGAGTACCGCTGCTTCTACGTCTACAACGCCCACGCCTCGGCAGACCTGCTCGATGTGAAGATTTACATCGGCGCGCAGCCGTCCGGGGGCGATGACACGATTGCGCTGGGCCTGGACCTGGCCGGCAAGAACGGCACGGCGGACACCATCGTGGACGAGACGACCGCCCCCAGTCCGGCCGTGACCTTCACGGCGCCGACCACCCTGGGCGCGGCGCTGGTCATCGGCACTTTGGCCGCGGGTGATTACTACGCCGTCTGGCAGCGGCGCACCGTCGCGGCGGCAACCACGCCGGCCGTGAGCGCGGATGCGTCGAGTCTGATTGTCAGTGGGGCGTACTGATGACCTGCTTGCTCATGCTGAACTGCAATGGCACGGATGGCAGCCAAGTCTTTACGGATTCTTCTGTATCCGCGCATACCGTCACCGCACACGGAAATGCGCAACTCAGCACGGCAAACGCAAAATATGGAACAGCAGCGGCAGCGTTCGATGGCACTGGCGACTACTTGACCATACCAGACTCGAATGATTTCGATATAAATATCACGCGGTTTACGTGGGAATTATGGTTCAAAACCACAACCACAGTAGCTGCTGCTACGTTATGGTCTAACGATGAGGGCGGCAATGGCCATGATCTCGTTATAAATTTATCTGGCAGTGATGGCCGAGTGGTATGGTATCCATACAATGCGGCAGTGCCTTATCGTTACAGTAACTCAGGGTATAACGATGGTAATTGGCATCATGTTGCGATAGTTAAGGACGGAACGTCTTACAATTTCTTCATTGATGGCGACGCCTCTTACGCCAATCAAAACTGGGTTGGCTCTGGCGCCCTCGCAGACGGCACTGGGCAGCTTGTCATTGGCACCAGCCTTGTTTACGGAAGCCGTGACTTCAGCGGATACATAGATGACTTCAGAATAACCAAGGATGAAGCGCTGTATACCAGCACATTTACACCGCCCACTTCAGAACTATCTTCTGGATACACTCCAGTATATCCAATCATTCAAGACTTCTACCGCGTCAAGACATTGCCAAAATTGGCGTCCATCCATTCTACCAACCGCATTCATAGACAGGGGCTTTAACCATGGCCGGAATCAATGTTGGCGCTATCACCGCCGAAGTCGCTCTAACTGCCTCTACCGCGAAAACCACCGTGCAACTGGTAGCGGCTTCCAATCACCCAATTAAGGTCTATCGCTGGGGCGTGGCGTTTGATGGTGTATCGACTACCGCCGAACCGGTCGTGGTGACGCTGATGCGCCAGAGCACGGCGGGCACCATGTCGGCGCTTACGGCCGTGAAGCTCAGCAACCATAGCGAAACCTTGCAGACCACGGCCCAGCATACTGCCACGGCGGAACCGACCAGTGGCGATGTGCTGGACCGAGTGAACGTCCACCCGCAGTCCGGCTTTGAAATCATCTTCCCGCTGGGCCAGGAAATCGACGTGCCGGGCGGCGGGCGGATTGGCATCGTCTGCACGGCCCCGGCCAACGTGAACGTCATCAGCAAGTTGTTCTGCATCGAGTAAGCCCAGCGCATGGCCATGCAACGCCCCCTCAAACGTGGCGGCGTTACCCCAGCGCGTTCGCCTACCTATGCCGGTCAGGACAGTTACGGGCTACAGCAGTCCTGGGCGCTGGCGACCTACAGCTATGACACCCATGCGCTGAATCAGTCCTGGGCGCTGGCGGTCTATGCCTACGACACTTACGCCCTCAATCAGTCCTGGGCGCTGGCCGGGTACAGCTACGACACGTACACCCTGGGCCAGCAATGGAGCCTGGCGGCGACGCAGACCGGCGCCGACGCCTATCTGTATGGGCTGGACATCTACGCCCCGCTGGCCGCGCAGGCGGACACGCACTTTGCGCTCAACGCCTATGTCGGGCTGGCCGGCGCGGCCGATACCTTCTTCACGCTCAACGCCTATGCGTCCCTGAGCGCGCAGGCGGACAGCTACTTCACGCTCAACGCCTATCAGGCCGGCACGGCGGCGCTGGATACGCGCTATGCCCTGCCGGCCTATCAAACGCTGGCGGCCCCGGTCATCACGACCTACCGGCTCGACGCCTGGGACGCTCGCAGCGCCCAGTTCGAGGCGCGGTATCAGATCAGCCCGCCGAACCTGGTTGCAGCGGTCGCGGATACCCACTATGCCGCACACGCCTACACCACCCTGACGGCGAGCGCGGATGCGGGCTATACCCTCGGCGCCTGGCAGACTGTCACCGGGCAGGCGCATGCCGACTTTGCCATGGCCGCTGGCGCGGCGCTGGTACAAGCAGAGATCACCACCCACTACGCGCTGGCGACCTATCAGGCCAGCCAGTCTGACTGGTGGGCCGGCTATGCCCTGGATGGCTATCAGGTACTGATTGGCGAAGACGCCACGACCTACGCCGTGGCCCTGCCCCCGGGCGGCTTGCAAGGCGAGTGGGCCAGCCAGTACGGCATCAGCATCCCGCAGGCGCTGGCGGCAACCTGGCAGGCCGATTACGCGATTGCCCTGCTGGCTCCGCTGGCGAGCGAGTGGACGGCCGACTATGGGCTGGGCGTGTTCCAGCCGCTGCAAGGCGAGTGGAGCGCCCATTACGGCATTACCCCGCGCCTGGCGGTACAGGCGACGGTCAGCGAAACCTTCGCCGTCTCAGCCTATGCCGCGCTGACGGCGAGCGATGCCAGCTATTACGCGCTGGCCGGGAATGTCGCGGTCCAGGGGGCGGCGGACACGGCCTATGCCGTGCCGGTCTTCACCAGCCTGCTGGGCGAATGGGCCAATCAGTACGGCATCAGCCTGCATACCGACTTGGCGGCAACGCTGGACGCCGGCTATGCGCTGGTGCCGGAGCAGGCCGCTCAGGCGCTGACCGACAACCGCTATGGCCTGGACAGCTTCACGGCGCTGGGTTCGGCCTGGGACGCCGCCTATGGGCTGGCCATCGGCACGACGATTGCAGCCGACGACACGACCCGCTACGCCCTGGCGGCGCTGCAACCGGCGACGGCGCTGGTACAGGAAAGCTACGGCATCGACCTGTATCGCGGGCTGGGCGGCACGTGGCATACCCATTACGCGCTGACGCCTGAGCAGACCATTTATGGCCTGTTCGATCAGCAATATGGAATTGAGGCGCGAACAACAGTCGCTGCGCAGGCGCACGCCGATTATGCGCTGACCATCGGCGCGACGCTCCTCGCGCAAGACACCACCCGTTACGCGCTCGCGGCGCTGGAGCCCGTGGGCGCAGTGCTGGATCAGCAGTACGGCATGGCGCTGTATCAGGCGGTGGGCGGCGTCTGGGATATCGGGTACGGCCTGACCCCGGAACAGACCATCTATGGCCTGTTCGATCAACAGTATGGGCTGGACACCCGCGATGCGATTGGCGCAACCGTGCATGCCGATTACGGCATTGCGGTGGGCGGCACGGTGGCGGCGCAGGATGCGACCACCTACGCGGTCAGCGCTCTTGCGCAGCACAGTGCGACCCTCGACCAGCAGTACGGCATTCGCCTGTATGTCAACCTGGCCGCCCTGGCGCAGGTGCAGTACCGCTTGCCGGCCGGCTTCGAGTTCCTGCAGGCGGCGACCGATTCCCGCTACACCCTGGCGCACGGGCAACTAGCCCTGACCGCCCTGACGGATACGGCCTATGCCGTCACCGGCTGGACACAACAGACTGGCGCTCTGGATACCGGCTATGCGGTAGCGGCCCTGGCGGCGGCGCAGGCTCAGACGCACGCCGGCTATGCCGTGCAGGTGCATGCCACTCGGTACGGCCTGGCGCATGGCGACTATGCGCTGTGGACCGACACGGCCATCCTGGGCCGCTTCGAGTGCGCCTATCGACTGGACGCCAACGAAGCCTTTTCCGCCTGGTCGATCAACCTGGCCACCGGGGCGGCAACCAAGTACGAATCCTGGCCGTTTACCAGCTACGCGCACGATGGCACCCGCCTACTGGCGACCGCAGACGACGGCATTTACCTGTTGGAAGGCGATACCAACCACGGCGCGGCGATTGCCGCATTCGTCGATACCGGCCCGCAGACCTTCGGCACGCCCTACCGCAAGCGGCTGGAGGCGGCCTATCTCGGGCTCGACAACACCGACGACATGCAAGTGATCGTCGAAACCGATGACGGTACCACGACCACCTACACCATGACGGCGGCCGACCAACTGGCGCTGCGCAAGCTGCGGATGGGCCGCGGCCAGTCCGGGAACTACGTGCGGGTGACGATCAAGGGCAATGGCGCGGCCTTCGAGTTGGATAGCCTGGAACTGCTACCGGACATTCTCACCCGGCGCGGCGCCGGCCCGCACCAGTGACCGACTACGACCCATTCCCGGCGATCCGCTTTACCTACCAAGGGGACACCGCCCGCGCCATGCAGTGCGTGCCACAGGCGCGTGCGCTGATGCAGCAACTGACCCGGCGCATGGAGGCGATGGGCCGGGAAGTCGGGGTGTGGAACGTGACCACGCCGGACGGCATTCAGATGTGCTTGCAGCGGTTTGGGGATCAGGTGGCAGCGGCGATCTATGCGCCCGAGGCGTTGCCGGCGCCCGTGCCGCTGGACATCGCGCCAGTCACTGCTGATGCCACGCCAGAACTGGACGAAGCGCCCAAGTCAGCCCGTTATCAGCGGGACTTCCGGGAAGAGTTGGTGCCGGTTGAGGGGGGTGATTTGTGGATTGGGGCTAGATCATTACTGCTCAAATCGACAAACACGGTTATCAATCAGCGTGAGCAAGGACTACAGCGTGGATGGTGGTTATATGGAGCGGACTGGCACGAAGAATTATTCCCAGATTATAATGAAGCGCCATTCAAAAGCTCATTATATGAGTATGATATAGAATATATTCCGCCAATTATAGGGCTTGTTCTATTTCCGCCTGGATGGAAAGGAAATGATCGGTCACTGCCGCATGATAGCAGGGATGCCAAGGGCGGAAGAAATTTATTCACAATAGACTCAGGCGAATATACGACAAGAAAAAGCATTATTAGATGGATTGCTTACGCCAACAGTTATACTCATGCAGCAATCATGGATGAATGGCGAGCCGAAGTAAATGAAATTATAACAATTCAATCCCAATACGGATACAACTCTACAGAATACCAATACCCTTACTCTGGCCATTTTAATTACGAAGGCTCCACAGATATAATGGTCTTTCTTGGCAAAGACATATATAATAACCAAGGATATTCAGGTGCATCAATAACGTATAGCGTTAGTGAGTTTGGGGCGTTTACGACATGGCCGTTCATATACAATAGACGAGAGCAGATTCCTGTTCATACGTTTATTGCCGCATATAACAATGAATATCCACAGACTCAAGCCGACCTCTACCACCCTAGCGACGACATAAATAAGCACAGCTTATACACATCAACATATAATGACTTGCATACCGAAAGCGTTCAGATTACAACAGAAAGATCGCTGTCAGGTCAATTGATTAACCCTACACCATTAACTCCATTCCCTGATGACGTTGGCGCCTATACTGTTTATGAAAAACTATACGGAAAAACTTACGGTCCTTCAGTTCTTGATGGCAATGTGACAGACTCGGATTTTTCCGAATTTGATAATAAGCAATCAGCTCCGGCAGGAATCTATGAGCTACGCATGGCGACCGGTTTTGACCGGAGCGATGAAGATCTTTTCCAAGATGCTGATGTATCTGCTGAGATTGAAATTACAATACAGCTTGGAAATACTACATCAACCTATGTTGTGACTTCGCCATTAGTGAAGTCTCCACCATCATATTTTTCAGGGTGGCGCGACTTCTACGAAACTCCTTTTGACGAACCTGGCTGGTATCCCGGCTACTGGCTCATCGACACGGAAACCGGCTCGATCATTCATGAAACCGAAGACCTGACCCGCCCCTGGTTCAACGCATAGGTATAGCCCATGGCCAACCGTCATTACACCGGCGTGTTGCCGGAACAGATCACCCCGCCGGGCGAGCCCTTTGCCGTGTACAGCACGGGCGGGCCGGACGGCGGCTTTGAGCCGACCGCGGCGGCCGTGCAATACCTGGCCCCCAAAGACGACACGGAAGAGTGGGACGAAGGATTGAAAGACCTGCTCTGGCAACGTGACCAAGACCCGCAATTCCGGGTACTCATCCACGATCTCGGTTACACCCTCGTCAACGAATAGGCACCCGTCATGGCCGACCAATCCAAAGCCGCTGAAATAGCCGGTACTTACATCCCCGCCGCACTGCAATGGCTGACTGATGGCAGCGGCCCGACGGGGCTGATCCAGGTAGCCAAGGACGCCATTGCCGGCCTGGGCGATGCCATGACAGACATCAAGGCGTATGAGCCGCCAGTGCTGCCGCCGTTTGCGCCCGTGACCATTCCAGAACCGGCGCCCATCACCGAAACCATCGACAAGTCCGGCAAGCCGGAGCGGATTCCCGCTGACCAACTCAAGCTGAACATTCCCAATCCGGCGCCCAGTTACACGCCGGACAACACGGCGATTACCTTCCCGGACCTGCACGCGCCCGACCCGCTGCCCAGCGATTACGGCCAGAGCTTGCAGCTTGGCCCCATCCCGTCGTTGACCGCGACCCTGAAGGTAGATGCCAGCGGGATTGCCTTTAACCCCGGCGATGCGCCCGGCCAGCAGAATTACTCGGGGGCCGTGGCGACGTTTGTCGCGCCGACCGATCCCGGCGATGCGCCCACGCCGAATCCCATCGACGTGACGGTAAACCCCGCGCCAGTTGCGCCGCCGTTGAATGCGTCCGTGACGGTCAATATCCCGGACCCGCCGCCGAACCCGGAACTGACGACCAGCATCAATGTCACGTATCCGACCGATCCCGGCGATGCGCCGGCCCTGTCTACCGCCAGCTACCTCGCGCCAACTGATCTGACCCGCCCGGGCGCGCCGGGGCCAGTGCTGGCGTTCACGCCGCCGACCGTGCCGACGGCGCCGGGCCAGCCGGTCATTACCCGCCTGGACCAGTTTCCGGAGCCGCCGACCGCGCCGACCCTGGACAGCTACACGGCCGACATCCCGACCCCGCCCGACGAGCCCGGCAATCCGGGTACGGTGACTGTGACGGAGTTCCAGCCGCCGACCGCCCCCACCCTCAGTACCGCCTCGTTTGTCGCGCCTACCACGCCGCAGAGCCCGTCCGTGGGGCAGGTGAGCCCGTATGTGCCGCCCACCGAACCGGCGGCCCCGGCTACCCCTGTGGTCGATACCCAGTTCCCGCAGGCGCCGGCTAGTCCGTCACTGGGCCAGGTATCGGTCACGCTGCCCACGCAGCCGAACGACCCGGGCCAACCCGGCGCGGTCACGCTGACCTATCCCGACGCGCCGACCCGGCCGACCGTGGGCACGGCGAGCTTTATCGCGCCCACCGTACCGACCGCGCCGGTTCTGCCCAACGTGTCTGGGTACAACCCGCCGTCCACGCCGACCGCGCCCAATCTGCCGACGATTGACAGCAACTTCCCGGCGGCGCCGACGACGCCAACACTGGGCACGCTATCCGTGACCATGCCGGAGCAGCCTGCCGCGCCGGGCCAGGCCGGCGCCGTGGACGTGACCTATCCGGCGGTGCCGACCGCGCCGACCTTGAGTTCAGCCGCCTTTGTCGCGCCGCAGACCCCGACCGCACCGACGTTGCCGAACGTGTCCGGCTACAACCCGCCGACCGAACCCAGCGCGCCGAATATCCCGGCTATCGATAGCAGCTTCCCGTCCGCGCCCGCAACGCCAATTCTGGGCACGCTGTCAGTCACCATGCCGGAACAGCCGGCGGCGCCGGGCCAGCCGGGGGCGGTGGACGTGACTTACCCGAATGCGCCGGCCGCGCCGGAACTTGGTACGGCGTCTTTTGTCGCGCCGGCCGCACCGACCGCGCCAGCTACGGAAACGGTGACGCTGCCAACCTTGCCGGACCAGCCGACCTTGGAAGCCACCCGGCCAGTGATCGTCATGCCGGAGCGCCCGCAAATGTTCTCGGGTGTGGCGCCGGAAGCGCCGGTCACAGTCTTCGACGGGGCGCCGGAAGTCACCATCTTCAATCAGCCGCCCATCACGCCGTTGCCGACTCTGGAGATTCCCACGCTGACATGGGATGAAACCATGTACGAATCCGACTTGCTGCGGAGCTTCAATGCCAAGCTGCAAGCCTGGATAGCTGGCGAGGAGGCGACCGGTATCGCGCCCGCCGTCGAGCAAGCGCTGTGGGATCGCGCCCGCGCCCGCACCAATGCCGAGACGCGCCGCCTGCAAAAAGCAGTCACGCGGGCCTGGTCGGCGGCCGGCTGGACGATGCCAGCGCCGATGATGGCGAATGCCCTATTGCAGGCCGAACAAGCGGCGGTCAATCAGAACATCGAGGAATCCCGCAACATCGCCATCGCGCAAGCGGACCTGGAGCAGAAGAACCGCCAGTTTGCCTTCAGTACGGCGCTGCAACTGGAAACCCAGTTGATGAACTTCACCAACCAGATGCGGCAACGGCTGTTTGAGGCGCAGCGGGCCAGCATTGAATTGCTGGTGCAGGTGTACAACCTGCATGTGGCGCGCATCAATGCCGAGATCGCCATCCTGCAAGCGCAGGCGAGCGTGTGGGATACGACCAACAAGTTGGCGTTCGAGGGCGCCCGCATGAAGCTGGATTACGAGCGCGCCAAGGTGGAAATCTTCGGCTCGCGCATCCAAGCCTACAGCACCGAAGCGCAGGCCAACGCCAACCAGTGGGACGCCTGGAGCAAGGCGGTCAACGCATCGTTGTGGGAACTGGAAGCCTACAAGGTGGATGCGGATGTCTACAAGGCCAAGATCGACGCCTTCCGCTCGCTGGTGGAAGCCAAGACGCAACTGGCGGATGTGGACTTGCGCATCAAGAAGTTCCCGGTCGAGGTCTATTCAGCCGAGATTCAGGGCTATGCGGCCATGGTCGAAGCCGCCCGCACCAAGGCGACGACCGAACTGGAATTGGCCAAGCTGCCGCTGTCGCTCTATGACAGCCAGTTGCGCGGCTACAGCGCCCAGATTGACGCGGCCAAGGCGAAGGCGGATATCGAACTGGCGCTAGTAAAGCTGCCCTATGAGGTTTACGACACGCAGATTCGCGGCTACTCGGCCTCGGTCGAAGCCGCCAAGGTGCGCGCCGATGTTGACCTGTCGCTGGTGCGTCTGCCGTTCGAGCTGTACGACACGCAAATCAAAGGCTATGCCACCGGCGTCGAGGCCACCAAGGCGCAGTTGGAATCGCAAACCACCGTGGCCAAACTCGGCATTGATGTCTACGACAGCCAGTTACGGGCCTACACCGCGAAGATCGATGCCGCGGTCAAGCAGGTAGAGAGTGACATTCAAATCGCCAAGCTGCCTTTCGACCTGTATGAATCGCAGATTCGCGGGTACTCGGCCGAAGTGGAAGCGGCCCGTACCAAGTCCACCATGGAAATCGACTTGGCGAAACTGCCGTTGACGCTGTACGAGACGCAGCTACGCGGCTACAGCGCTCAAATCGACGCCGCCAAAGCCAAGGCGGACATCGAGTTGGCTTTGGTGAAGCTGCCATTCGAGGTGTACGACACGCAGATTCGTGGGTATTCGGCCGCCGTTGAGGCGACTAAGGTCCGCGCCGATGTGGAACTGGCCACCATGAGGCTGCCCTTCGAGTTGTACGACAGCCAGATTCGCGGGTATCTGGGCGAAATCGACGCGACCAAAGCCCAATTGGAAGCCAAGACGACCCTGGCCAAGCTGGGGATCGACGTGTACGACAGCCAACTGCGGGCCTATGCCGCGCAAATCGACGCGGCAGTTAAGCAGGTGGAGAGCGATATCCAGATTGCCAAACTGCCCTTTGACTTGTACGAGTCACAGATTCGCGGGTATGCCGCACAAGTCGAGGCAGCCAGGACCAAGGCCACCACCGAGATTGAATTGGCCAAGCTCCCCCTGTCGGTCTATGAGGCCGAGATTCGTGGCTACGTCGCCCAGGTGGACGGCGCCAAGGCGCGGGCCGATGTGGAATTGGCGCTCGTCAAACTGCCCTTCGAGGTCTACGACAGCCGCATCCGCGGCTATGCCTCGGCGGTTGAGGCGGCGAAGGTGAAAGCCGATGTAGACCTGGCGGTGATCAAGCTACCCTTCGATCTGTACGAGACGCAGATTCGCGGTTACGTGGGCGAGATCGACGCCGCCAAGGCGGTCCTGGAGTCGAAAGTGTCGGTCGCCAAGCTGGGAATCGATACCTACGATAGCCAACTGCGCGCCTACACGGCGAAAATCGATGCGGCCATCAAGAAGGTCGAAACCGACATCCAGGTGACGAAGCTTCCGTTTGAACTGTACGACAGTCAGATTCGCGGCTACTCGGCGCAGGTGGACGCGGCCAAGGCCAAGACCGGCGCGGAAATCGACCTGGCGAAGTTGCCGCTGTCCCTCTACGAAACCCAGATGCGCGGTTACGGCATTCAGGTGGATGCCGCCAAGATCAAGGCCGACATCGACCTGGCCATGGTCAAGCTGCCTTACGACGTGTACGAGTCGCGGATTCGCGGCTATGCCTCGGCGGTGGATGGGGCGAAGGCGAAGATCGACGCGGACTTACAGGTGATCAAGCTGCCCTTCGGCCTGTACGAAACCAAAGTGCGCGGGTACGCCGCGAACATCGAGGCGGTCAAGGCGCAGTTGGATGCGGAAGTCTCGGTCGCCAAGCTGGACGCCGACGTGTACGACTCCACCATTCGCGGCTTCACGGCCCAAGTCGATGCCGGCGTAAAGCGGGTTGAGTCGGATATCAGCATCGTCAAGCTGCCTTACGACGCCTTTGAGGCCCAGGTACGCGGCTATGCGGCGCAAGTGGACAGCGCCAAGACCAAGGCCCAGACCGAGATTGAGTTGGCCAAGCTGCCCTTGTCGCGCTACGAGACGCAGATTCGTGGGTTTGCGGCGCAGATGGAAGGCGCAAAGGTCAAGGCCGACGTGGAAATCGAACTCGCCAAGCTGCCATTGTCGGTCTACGACAGTCAGGTGAAGGGCTACGCCGCACAGATTGACGGAGTGAAGATCAAAGCCGATACGGACCTAGCTATCGTCAAACTGCCGTATGAGATTTACGACAGCGAGGTAAAGGGATACGCCAGCGAAGTCGATGGCGTGAAGATCAAGGCGGATGCCGCTGTAGCGATTGAACGGTTGCGCTTCGATGGCTTCGATAGCCAGGTGCGGGCGTTTGCCGCCAAGGTGGACGCCGCCAAGACCAAGGCGGCCATCGAGACGGAGAATATCAAGCTACCCTTCGAGGTCTACGAAAAGCAGGTGCGCGGCTATGCCACCCGGGTCGATGCGGAGAAAGCCAAGGTCGGCGCCGAAGTCGATAAGCAGAAGCTGACCATCGACGGCTATGAGGCGGAGTTGCGCGGCTACTCGGCGCAAGTCGATGGGATCGCCAAGCAAGCGGACCTGACCCTACGCAAAGCCGCCCTACCCCTGGATGTCTACAAGTCGAACGTGCAGGGCTTTGCCGCGCAAGCGCAGGCGGAAGCCTCCATCGTCTCGACCAAGGCGGACTTGAAAAAGCTGCCGGTGCAGGTATTCCAGGCCGAAGTGGGTGCCTTTACTGGCATGGTCGAGGCCGAAAGCCGGCGGGTACAAGCGCTCATCAATGCCTACACGGGCGAAGTGGGGGCGTTCAAGACCAGTATCGATGCCGATGTGGCGGTGATCGACGGGCATGTGAAGATCGAGAGCTACAAAATTGATTCGGCCATCAAGACCCTGCAAGCGCAGGTTGAGGCGACCAAATCCGTGCTCGCGGTGGTGCAGGCCAAGTGGACCAGTTTCGCCAGTGTGGCGGAAGCCAGCGGCAAGATTGCCGGCAACCTGGCGGCTTCGGCCATGAGCAGCGTCAACCTGAGCGCCAGCCTGTCGGATTCCTTCGGCCGCAGCGCTTCCACTTCTACCAGCGCCTCGACCAGCAAGAGCGTCAGCACCAGCCGGTCTACTGCGCAGTCGGCCTCCTCGTCCGCGTCCAACTCGGCCTCGAACAGCTCGGTCAACAGCACCAGCCGCTCGGCGTCGATCAGCGGTTCCACCATCGTATCCGGCAAAATCTAGGGAGTGAAGGATGGCGATTGATCTACAAGACATGCCGGACCTGCCGCCGGAACTGGAGCTTGACCCGCCGCCGAACCCGGTAGTTCCGGACCTTCCGGACATGCCAACCATGGGCGACAACCCAGAAATGCCCGACCTGACGGTAGGCGAAGGCATGGTGCCGCCGGCCATGCCCCCCATGCCGAAACTCCCCGTCGTACCTGACTACGCAGATATCTAGCCATGAAAACCAAAGCCAAAGCCAAGCTCAAGCCCAAGGTCCGGTACGCCGCCAAGGGCTTGCCGAAAGTGCCCGGCCAGCCGAAGGGCCCGGATGTCGTGCCCGCCTGGCTGCGGCCGGGTGAAGCCGTGTTGACGCCGCAGGCCGCCGAAATGCTGGGGCGCGGCAACATTCAGCGTCTCAACCAGCAAGGCATGCGCCTGGGCGACATGACGCCGCGCTACTACGCGGATGGCGAGGAGGAAGTGGCGCGCGTGTACCAGCAGGACCGGGAGCGCGAAGCCGGGGCGCTGGACTTGGCGATGCAAGTCGCGTCCGCCAATGGTGCGTTCAGCAGCGCACTGGGCGGGACTGGCCGTTACGCCCTGAGCCCGGAGCCGTCTGGCGCGATGGGGCGCGGACCAGTGGCGGCCCCCGGCGAAACCATCGATACCGGGCGCGGCTGGCAGACGCCGAACCCGCTGCCGGGGCAATTGGTGGACACCGCGCAGGGCTGGCAGACACCGAACGCGCCCGTCCCGGCCGGCGAAGCCATCGATACGGGGCGCGGCTGGCAAGTCGCCAATCCGTTGCCGGGGCAGGTCATCGACACGCCGCAGGGCTGGATGACACCGAACCCGGCGCCCATCACGCCGCCCAATCCAGACGATCAGCAGCCGCAATACTTCATGAGCGGCACGGCGCAGGTGAGCCGCCTGGGCGCTCCGCTGTATTTTGCCGGGGGCGGGATGATCGATCCTAAAACGGGGAGGCCGTATGCGGATACTCCTGCTACGCCGCAACCAAGTGCCGCATACAATTTCGGCCGCAATGTGGCATCTACTGCGTCCAGGGTTAGCGAGCCATTCAATGCGCTAGGCACTGGAGCGCAAATCGCTCAAGCCGGCTTATCCAACCAAGCCAGCAAATCTGCTCAATCTGTTGGCCAGGGCATAGCCGATGTGGCGCGCGGAGTCATGGGCAAACCGTATGCGCCGCCGGCCCCTGCTGCCACACAGCCCGCACAACAACCCGTCCTCGGCCAACCCCAGACCAACCCCGACGCCAATTTTGCCAAGCCTATCGCGGTCACGGATCGCGCCGGCCGCCAGCGTATCTTTGACAATCCGGCGATGATGGCAGCCGCGGCGCCGACCTTGATGCAGAACAAGGAGCAAGCCTTTGGTCCCGAGTATTACCAGGACCGCACGATAGAGCATGCGCGAGGCAACTATGGCGCGCCCTCACAAGCCAAGATGGACTTGATTGCCAAATATGCCGGGAAAGGTCAGGCGCCGGTCGATGAGTATGTGGATGTCTATTATCACGGCGCGTCACCCGAACAGAAGGCCCAGATCGCCAAAAACGTAGAGGCCAACCGGGTCGCGGAAAGCGCGAGTCTTGCTCAGTATTTCGACAGGATGAAGTCAGGCATTTCCGCTGTCCCAGAATGGCGCCCCGACTATCGCCCGCCGGCTTCGCCGCGTGACCAGTTGCTACAGCAACAACTACAGGGCGAGCAGATGCGGCAACGGCAGTTGGCGAGCCTGTATTCCTTGGCCACGACCAGCCCATCCGATTCGCCGCGCACGGCGAATGCCTTGGCCATGTACAACCAGTTGGCCGGCTCCTACGGCGGCAGTCCGGGGGCCATGGCCAGCAGTTTCGGGTCTCTCACCAATCAACAGGGCAACCCGGCCGAGAACCAATGGCGTCTGGGACAGGCTAATCTATCGCAGGCCCAGGCCGGCATTGAGCAATACAAGCTGCAACACCCGGAGTTGCTGGGCACGCGCCAGTCCGGCGAGTGGAAACCGCTGGGCGGGGATAACTACTTGCCGCCGGAGGGGCAGACCGGATTCCCGCTGTACAACACGGTGACTGGCGAAGGCAAGGTGCTGAACCCGACTGCGCCGGCGCAGGGGCAACCGAAGGCGCCGCCGACCGTGGCGCAGGTGCTGGAGTATCTGCGCAACACCAAGAACCCAGACGCTACTGAAGCCGACGCAAGGGCACTGCTGGCGCAAGGGTTTGGTGTCACCAACTGAAGTTCTGCGGCTGAAAATGTCTGTCTAGCGGCTAGACAGATACGTCTAGCCGCTAGACAGTACATAAACGAAACGACCGACACAGATTTATCCTTATGGCAGCAAACCCGGATGACCTGCAACGCAATGCTACCCGGCTAGGCGGAACGGCGCCGACCATTGCCCCCGACCTGATACAGGACGCGCGGGCGCATTTCGGTTTTGCGCAGACGGCCCCGGCTGCTGACTTGGTGCAAGACGTGCGCGCCCACTTCGGCTTTGCGCCGCAGCCCACGCAACCGCCCCCCGCCCCCGGCTTTGCCGAGTCGCTGGGCCGGTCGGCCAAGGCCATGACCGGAGCCGGTATCGCCTCCCTGGGGACGGTGCTCGAAGATGTCGGGGCGCCGGACCTGGGGCAGCCGGTACGGCAGTATGGCGAGTCGATCCAGCAAGCCAATCCCAGCGCCATACAGACCATGGGCGATATCGTGGCCAAGCCGCGCGCCTTCCTGGGCGAAGCGGCCGGGCAACTGGCCGCGCAGTTGCCAGTATCGGCGGCGGGCGCCTTCACGGGCGCCCGACTGGGGGCGATGGCTGGTGGGCTCGCCGGCCCGGCGGGTGCCGCCGTGGGCGGCGTGCTAGGCGGTATCGGCGGCGCCTTCGTACCGAATGTGACGATGGAATATGGCGAGGCGCGGGCGAATCAGCGGGACACCGGTCTCGATGACAAGGGCCGGGCGCTGACGGCGGCGCTGCCGGCGGCGGCCCTAGATACGGCTGGCGAATTGTTCGCGGCCCGCAAGGTGCTGAAGCCTCTATTCGGCAAGGCCGCTGGTGTGGCGCTGCCCGTCACCGAATATCTGCCGCAGGGCGCCAGCCGCTTGGGCAACATCGCCAAGCAAGCAGGTCAGGCCGCCATCGTGGAGGGCGCCACGGAAATCCCGCAGACCGCCTTGGAGCGCTGGGGCGGTGGCATGCCGCTGGCGACCCCGGACGCGCTCAACGAATACGGCATTTCGGCCGCTATGGGCGCGGTCGGTGGCGGGCTGGTCGGCGGGGCTGGTGGCGCCATGCAACCGCGCGCGCAGCCAGGCGCAGACATACCGCCCACGCCGACTGTTACTGGTCCGCAGCCGACTCCCGCTGGTCTGCCGCCCGTCGCGCCGGAGCAACCGACGCTGGGCCAACCGTTTGTGCCGCCGGCCTGGCAGCAGCTTCCGCCATCTTCTTACGCAGGAGCCCCCGATGTCGCTACTCTCCCGAATCCAGCAGCATTTCAGCCACAAGCCCCCGGCTTCGACCCCCTCACCGGATTCATCCCCGGCCAGCAACCAGGAACTGGCGTTACTCCTCAAGCAGAACAGCGTGATCCTGCAACAGCAGGCGGTGACGCTGGAATGCTTGGTGGGGATCGTCAGCCTGTTGGAACGGCTGGGGCAACAGACCCTGGCGCCGCAGTCGCCGCAGGACTCGCCAACGTCCAGCCCGGGATGCCGGAAAATCTTCCCGTGGTGGACGCCGGGCCGGCCGCAGTAGCGCCGGAACCCGCAGCGCCCAAGCCGGCCACGCCGCCGGCTGATGGGCTGGCCTCATCCGCTGGACTGCTGGGCACCCGTCCGGGCTTGGCTACCGATGCGCCCGAAGCCGCGCCCCAACCGACCGCTCCGGCCCCTGAGCCGACTACCGAAGAACCGGCCCCCAGTGCGCCGTTAAGCGCTGTCACCCCCACTGAGGAACCCTCATGGCTAAGTCCAAAAAGCCCGGAAAAGGCGGCGGCGGCAAGAAGTGCTGAGCCGCTGACCGACGCGACCACCGGGGCGGAAGCTCCGGCGGTCGTCCCGGCCCCTGTCCTGACCGAGAACGATCAGAACAACGTCTTTCGCATTACCAATGTGGACGCCCTGGGCGGCGCCGAGGCGGTGCGTGGAAGGCTGCGCGAGGCCGGCATTGCCGTGCCTGGTACGCAAGAAACCGAGAATACCCTACGGTTTCACCGCAGCTTGCGCGACAAGATTCAAGCCGCCCTTACACCACAACCCGAACAGGAACAGCCGAATGCCCAAAATCCCCTTAGCGAAACTGCGGACGCAGTACCCGGAAGCGCTGGACCGCTCACCGCCACGCCGGAACAGCCGGACCCCAACGTCGCCCCGGGCGATGTCGCCAGTGCGCCGGACGCCGCCGGAACCACAGCGGTAGCGCCTGAGATTACCGACCCCACCGGAGCCGACTATGCCGCACGTCCCGAGGGAAGCCCTAGAGAAGATGTACCTGGACCTGTGGCAGCGCTACCAGGAACTGCTGACGGACCACGAGACGCTGGAGAACCGCTTACGGGGGGAGTTTCAGGATCTCTTGACGGAGGAACTGCTGGAACTGTTGCAGAGACACCGGGCCAGGCTGGGCCAGGTGGTGATGGTGGCGTCACTGGACAGTCATTAGCGGAAAAGCCGCAGACCCAACCATGGGTTGAGGCCGCTGATAAAGGCGAAGCCTGGCCCGAACACCGCTGGTTCCAATCGCGCGTGCAGGTTGATGTAGGCAACGGACAAACCGCCGATGGTACGGTTCACAACGTCTTGCGTACATCGTCCGGTCGGCCGTGGGTTGAGGTTCAACTAGACGGTCAAGACGGCACGGTGCGCGTTGCGCCGGAGCGGATGTCGGTACTGGAGGTCAAGGATAGCCAGCAATCGGACCAGGCACCAGGGGCGCCGGTTGCGGATTCCCGAACGCCGGTTGCGGGTCAGGAGCCGACGGTAGCACCCGAAGAATCCTCGGCAACTGCGCCAACCGAACCCAACGAGTCCGACCTCACCGACGTTGGCCTACTGCGTCAATGGAGGGATCGTTGGCAATACAAGACATCCCCAACCGGGGGTTGGCTGATCGCAAACAGCAAAGACAGTGCCTTGCAGTCGGCAAAGGAAGTGTGGAGCAAGACCCCGCCCGAGCAACTCCTGACCCGCGAGCAGCGCTTTACGCAGGCCAACGAAGAACTGTACGCCGACATGGACGCCAAGTACGGCAAGAAGAGCTTGCCGGAACTAGAGGCGGAAATAAGAAGGATGGACGCGCAGATTGCCCGCCTGTGGCGCGACGATGAGTTTGATGGCCAAGGCTCGCGTAGAACCGGCGCGGCAGTGAGCAACGAAGGTGCGAGGCAGACAGGGGAAGCGAAGCTGCTGTTGGGCACTTACCTGAAGATGCGCCAGGAACGGGAGGCCACCCAGACCCTCTCCGCGCAGTCGCGCGCCGCACCAGTCAATGATCCGGCAACCCATTCCGGCGAATCGCCGCAATGGGTTGAGCACACCACCGCAAAGGGCAAAACGCTGCGCGGTGTTGTGCGCAATGATCTCACCGCGCAGGAGGCGCGTCGCATTGACCCGTTCATGTTCAAGAAGGACGGTGGGTTCTTCATTCGGGAGAAGTTTGCGCAAAACGCTGCGGAGCCGGCCCCTGCCGGCGTCGATACGGGCGCCACCGTGCCGGCGCCTACGCCCACCCCCCAAACCGTGGGCGAAGTTCTGCAAGCGCGGGCAGACGAGCGGCCACGCCGGAATGCCGCGAAGCTGCGGCAAACGGCTGGTACTTTGTTGACGCGGGCGCAGGCCGCCCAAGACGCCGACCGCAACACCAATACCGCCCGGCGCGCCAGTATGGCCGCCAGCGCCTTGAATAGCGCCGCGCAGGATGAGGCGCTGGCCAAGACCATGACCAACCTGGCGGATGCCATCGAGAACGGCCAGGCGCAGCGCTTGGCGGGCATCAACAGCAAGGCGGCGATTGAGGCGCTGGACGGGGTGTTACGCGATGCGCGCACTCGGTATGAGGGCGTCCTGAAGCTGCCCTATGAGCAATCCAAGCAGCGCCGCAGCGAGCCTTATGCAGAGTCTGAGTTTCAGCATGTAGGCTGGCCCGATACCACCATCCGCAGCGACTGGGTGCCGGGCTTGGTGGGCAAGCTGAATGCGGTGCGCGGCGGGAAAAAGCTCATCCCCGAGGTCAATCGTCAGCAGTTGACGCCGGATCTGTACAACAGCCTGGTAAAGGTGCTGGGCAAGCGGGAGACAGAAAGCGCGGTCGGCTGGCTGGCCGTGCGCAATATGCAGGACATCACCCGGTTGCAGCGGGCCGGTATCCAGAGCACCGACGACCTGCAAGCCGCCGTGCGCGAGTTTGCGCAACTGAAGGCGGGCAAGGCGAGCATCGATCCAGTCAAGGCGGCGGAAATGGCGCTGGCCGGGCAAAAAGTCGGCATTGACTACTTCCCCACGCCCCAGCCATTGGCGGCGCGTATGGCGGATGTGGCGGGCATCGAGCCGGGCATGAAGGTGTTGGAACCGTCCGCCGGCAAGGGCAGCCTGGCCGACGCGGCGCGGGCGAAAGGCGCCGAAGTGGATACCGTGGAAGTGTCCGAAGCCTTGCGCAAGGTACTGGAGGCGAAGGGCTATCCGCTGGTCGGGCATGACTTTGAGGACTACCAGCCCGGCGCCCAGTACGACCGCATCATCATGAACCCGCCCTTTGGCAAGGGCACCGACCGCAAGGACGCCGCGCATATCATGCGCGCCTACGACCTGCTGAAGCCCGGCGGGAAGCTCGTGGCGATTGCCGGCGAGGGGGTGTTTTTCGGAACGGACAAGGCGGCGACCCAATTCCGCAACTGGCTCGATGAGCACGGCGGGAGCGCCGAGAAACTGCCGGATGGGTCGTTCCTGGATCGCACGGAAACCCACACGACCGGTACGGCTGCGCGCATGGTGGTGCTGGAGAAGCCCGCAGTGGCCCCGGACAGCGCTATGTCAGACGTGGCGCCGGTCCAGCCATCCGCCCCAGCCACCATCCTGCAGAACCGCGACCGCTCCACCCCAGCGGCGATTCAGCAAATGCAGAGCATTGCAGCCCAGCCTGATTACATTCGCCTTGGCCCTTCGCGAGACTTCGCCAATGGGGCGCCGGTCGTGGCGGGCGGGCAGATTCAAGAGCGGCAGATGGGCCGCGAGGAAACCACCGTTACGGCCAGCGGTCGGCGGATTCCGACCCGCTACGCCGTCGTTGAGGCCAGCGCCTTGCTGCCGTCCAACCAGGCCGATGGTTCCGTCAATGCCGCGTATGGCGATGCTGCCACGCCGGCCACCCGGGCGATTGCCGGGAATGGGCGAGTGGCGGGCCTGCAGAAAGCCTATGTACAAGGTACGGCCAAGGACTACCGCGCCGAACTGGTGAAGGATGCGGCCAGCCATGGCATCAAGCCGGGCGTGATCAACATGCTGCGCCAACCGGTGCTGGTGCGCGTCATGGCGGAAAGCGACGTGACGCCGAACATTGGTGATGAATCGAACATCGCCGGGACGCTTACGCTGTCGCCGGTCGAACAGGCGCAAAACGATGCCGCGCGCATTGCGCTGGACGGCATTGCCTTTGACGATGATGGCGTCATCAATCGGCAGGCGGTCACGCAGTTTGTCCGGGCCATGCCGACCGCTGAACAAGGCGGCTTGATCGACAGCAACGGACAGCCGACCCGCCAAGCCTATGACCGACTCAATGCCGCGGTCTTCCACAAGGCGTATGGTGATGAGGAATTGGTGCGGCTGCATGCGCAAGCCGTCGATCCTGAAGCGCGGCTGGTGATGTCGGCCCTGGCCAAGGTAGCGCCCAAGATGGCCAAGCTGGAGGGCGCCGGGGCATTGGATATCCGGAGCATTGTGGCGGAAGCCGGCAAGATGCTGGTGAATGGTCGGCGCCGTGGACTGACCGTGCAGCAGGTAGCCCAACAGCTCGACTTGGATACCGATCCCAACGTGGGCGAAGTGTTGCGACTGTTCGCGGAAAACCCGCGCAGCAACAAGGCCGTGATCGAGGCGCTGGCCAATGTCGCGGACTTTGCCCACAATGAAGCCTTCAAGCCTGACGCGGATATGTTCGAGGCGGTGCCGCGAGCCACCCGTCAGGATGTGTTGAACCGACTGAGGAATGACCATGGACGCAGCAGCCAAGCAGATATGGCGCAGTCCGGGCGGGGTGAGCCTGTTCCGGTCGATGCTCCGCAAGGAACCGCTGACCGCGGAAGCACAACAAGCGCTGCAACAACTGACAGCGACCTCTTCCCCGCCGCAGACGCCGCCACCAGAGCCGAAGCCGACCGACTCGCGCTGATCGAGGCGCAGAAGGAGCAACAGCGGAAGAGCAACGCCACGCAGGCGCCGCCTGCCGATGAGGGCATTTTTGCGCTCGACAACCGCCAGGCGGACCTGGCCGATACCGCTGGCGAATGGACCGGCGGAACCACCAACCGCCCCCGCTTCGGTTCAGGCGCGGTAGCAACGCTCAGCCAGGCCGAACAGGAATTGCGCGAACTGGCGCATGCGGATGAGCGGCCCGGCGATGTGTTGCTGGGCAACGGGCAGTATGTCGCCTTCGATGCCGTCATGCAGCGCTTGCGCGAAGGCGTCGACAGCGGCGCCATCCGGCCGGTGCCGGCGCAGGTACACATGACCCTGGATGTGGCGATGCGTGATGTGGATCGCTTGCTGGAGGCGCTGGATGGCGTACCGACTGATGCGCCACAATTCAGCCGGTCCAGCACTGCGCCCAACAATGCGCTAACCTATGAATATGCAGTACCCCCCAATAACCCCAGGGCAGCCCCTATCGACAAAGCCGCCCTGCGCGCATTACGTCGTGATGCCGTGCGGCTGGAAGATACTGGGCGCGCCATTACCTTCCAGATATTGGATGATGGTCGGGCGGTGGTGCGCGGTCCGGCCAGGGTTAAAGTACCCAAGCGCTTCCAACGATTCGCCGACCAGCACGGACTCACGCTCGTAGTGCGGCGCGGAGCATCCGCGCACACAACAACGCCAATGCCGGATGCGCATCGCGAGAGCGGGGCGTTGTATTTTGGCGAGATATTAGACTCGCCGGTTGATGCTCCTGATACGACATGGCGGAATCGCGACGGCAAAACTCGCTTCAAACGCGCCACCGATAATGCCCCCCAGTCGCCCCCGCTCCGCTTGCCCCTGGCCGCCAATCAGGCCAAGGCCGAAGCGCTCAATCGGTCGCTGGCACGGCAATTCAAAAACAACGCTTGGAACACCGCTTATGTCCAACGGGATTTGCCTGAATCTCTTGCTGAGTTTGCCGCCGCGGCAAAGGCAGCGTTTGATGCGGAGGTTATTGGAATCACCGCCACCAACCCCCGATTCGACCAGTTCAACGGCATCAACGTCGGTGGACGCCACTTCGTCAACCTCAACGCCAACGTCGGTTTCGTCAACGTCACCGGCCACGAAATCCTCCACCAGCTAAAGCGCGAGCGGCCGGACCTGTACCACTGGTTCGCCCTGCAGGCGCGCGGCCACTATCAGAACTTCGCGGAATACCAGGACCGATTGAACAGCCTGTTGCAGGCCGGGGAAACCCGCTTCAACAAGGCCGCGGCCGAGGAGGAACTATTGGCCGACCTGACTGGCGATCTTTTGGCTGACCCGGCGTTCGTGCAGCGCCTGGCTGAGGCTAGCCCGTCGAAGTTCAAGCAACTGCTGAATGCCGTGATCAAGTGGCTGAAGCAAGCCGCCGACAAGTTGATGCAGCGCGGGCTTGGGTCATCAGACTACTTCCGTGATATCGAGACGCTGCGCGAACACTTGGCGCAGGCGCTGGTGGCGTATGCCGAGGGCGGGACGGCCAAGCTGAGCAAGCTGCAGGGGCCGAAGTTCCATCAGGCTTGGCATGGGTCTATCCATTTGTTCGACAGGTTCAGCTTGAGCAAGGCGCAGTCCGTGGGCGTGAGCAAGGGCTTTGGGCATGGCCTGTACTTCTCGGATGTGCGGTTCATTGCCGACCTGTATCGCGGCACCGGCGGCAAGCCGGGCGGTGGGCGGCTGTATCAGGTGGACCTGGCGCCGCAGGCCGATGAGTACATGGACTACTTCAAGCCGCTCAGTCAGCAATCCGAGAAGGTCCGCGCGGCCCTGGCGAGCCTGGGCTTTGGCGACGATCCCCGCGCTACCGGCGAGGCTGTCTACAACCAGTTGGCGGCCTCCACCGGAAGCCAGCCCAATGCGTCTGCGGCCCTGCATCAGGCCGGCGTGCGCGGTATCCGCTACCCGGCGGAAGGCAGCATCAATAAGGGCAAGTCGAACTATGTCCTCTTCTCCGATACGGATGTGACCATTACGGCGAAGTTCAGCCGGAGCGCCAAAGGCACCATCACCGTGGACGGCGTGGAGCGGCCGACGACCAACAGCAACGGCCAGCCGATTCACCCGACCGAGGAGGGGATGCGGAATTTCTGGCGCTGGTTTGGGGATTCCAGAGTGGTGGACGACCAGGGGCGGCCATTGGTGGTATATCACGGCGGGCCAACCAGGTTGACCGATGGGCGGGAAGGTATCAAGGCATTCAGTAAAGCCAAGCTGGGATGGCGCACCGGCGCATCGTCTGCTGAACACGGATTCTTTTTCTCGGATAGCGCGGCCGTGGCTGATTCGTACAACTCGGCCGACGTACTGAACTCCCCGTTGGGCGGTCCCGCTCACCGTGTTGATGTGGCTCAAGCAGAGCTAGAGAAATGGCTTGATGGCGTCAATCTAGGAGAGGCGGTATGGGATGAGGACGAGCAGGGTTACGTGCTGCAAATTACCGAGTACACCCAGTTTGGCGACGAAAATACCTACGAATGGGGGGTTGGCGTTTACTTTGACACGGAGCAGGAAGCGCTTGCGGCCTTCGGCACTGACGTTGTGCCAACCGCAATAGCCAAGGCTGAGAAGGAGCTTGCGGCGGCTGAGGCGAACTTGGACAGGTATGTGAAAGAGCAGATTATTAGCGGTGGCGCCACGGTTTATCCTGTCTACCTGAACATCACCGACCCGTTGCGGCACGACTTTAAGGGCGGCAATTATGAGGACCAATCCTTCACGGAACTCATGGAGGAGGCCAAGGATGACGAATTAGACGGCGTACTGCTTAAAAATGTGCGGGATGATTACGAAGGGAAAGGCATCCCGTCTAATGTCTGGGTCGCGTTCGATCCCACCCAAATCAAATCCGCCATCGGCAACACCGGCGCCTTCTCGCCAGACACCCCGGATATCCGCTTCTCCCGCGCCTACACCCCCGAACAGCAGGCGGTTAAGGACAAATACGCCGAAGGACAGACGCTGCATACCAAGACGCTGCGGCAACGGGTTGAGGAGTCGGTAGACCACTGGCAAACCGCTTGGGCGCAGAAGGTGGTGGACCGTTACCGGTCGTTCCGCGATGTGCTGAAAGACCCGGAGCTGTGGAAGCAGGCCCGCTTGGCGGCGCAGTCGGAAGGGGCGGTGGTGGCGGCGATGCACTTCGGGGCGCCGGCCTGGGATGCTTCGGGCGCCATCAAGACCGACCTGAGCGCAACCCCGCTGGACAAGCTCAATCAGACGCTGGGCGGCGAGATCAACGACTTCCTGATTTGGGTTGCGGCGCAGCGGGCCGACCGTATCAACCGCAAGGCGGATGCGGCGGCGGATATGGTGCAGATTCTGGAGCAGGAAATCGAAGACCTGCCGACACAACTACCGGATCGTCCTACCCAAAAACATCGGGACGCCATCCAAGCCAAGATTGCCCAGGCTGAGCGTGACCTGAAGGCCGCCAAGCGTGCGGCGCGGATTCGGGAACGGTTCCTGGATGAGGACACGATTGCTGCGTCTCTGACCTTTGACCAGGGCACCATGGTCGATGGGCGGGACCGGGCGCAGGTATACCGGCAGGCGGCTGAGGACTTCAACCGGCTGAACGATGCCTTTGTAGCGCTCAATGTCGAGTCTGGCACCATTTCCGCCGAGGACGCCGAACGCTGGCGCTCTGAGGGCGTCTACGTGCCGTTCTACCGGTTCCTGCAGGATGAGGACGGGACGGCCCGACGGCGCGGCCTGCCGGACCTGGGGAGCCTGGACGCCCAAACCGCGTTCAAGCAGTACAAGGGGTCAGCGATTCCGCTCAACGACCTGCTGTCGAACGTGCTGGGCAACTGGCACCACCTGGCGCATACCGCAACCCATAACGCGGCGGCGGTGAAGGCGCTGGACTTGGCGGTGGACATGGGCCTGGCGGAGCGGGTGCCGGAAGCGCAGGCCACCGACCGTTCGCTGTGGGTCCGGCAGGATGGCCGCAAGGTCTACTACAACCAGATCGGCACGGGCACCGACGCCAAGCTGGTCTGGGAGGCGCTGGAAGGTATGCACTACACCGGCTGGCAATCGCCGGCCATCCAGTTGATGAGCAAGTTTTCCCAACTGCTGCGGGCCGGGGTCACGGCCAGTCCGGTCTATCGGGCGCGCAACCTGATTCGGGATTCCATTCAGGCGCTGGCGACCAGTAATGTGAGCCAAGCCCCGGGACGGGCGGTACTGGACGGCTGGAAAGCTACCCAGCCGCGCACCATGCAGGAGCTGCAAGCCTTTGCCGATATGGTCAGCAGTGGCGCCCTGTTTGGCATCCATGAAGCCGGCTATCTGCGCGAGGGCAATCCGGCCAGCGCCAATGCCAAAGCCTTGCTGAAGCTGGGCTCGAAGCCAGACCGGGATGGCGCCATCCTGTTGCGGTCGTGGGATCAACTGTCCGCGCTATGGGACAAGTACCAGGCCGGCGGCGCCCGTCTGGAAAACGTCAACCGCGCAGCGGCTTTCCGAAAGACCTTTGCCGAAACCGGCTCGCTGTTGGACGCGGCCTTTGAGGCAAACGACCTGATGCCGTTCCAGATGCGCGGCACATCGCACCTGTTGTTCAACATGGCGCGGGTGGTGCCGTTCTTCAATTCGCGGTTGCAGGGCCTGGACAAGCTCGCCCGGTCGGCCATTGATGAGAACACCCGCAAGCAGTTTGTGACGGTCACGGGCGCCTATATCGGCCTGTCGCTGCTGGCTTACATGGCCCTGGCTGATGACGACGATTACAAGGAACTGGAAGACTGGCGCCGTGACAGCTACCACTATTTCAAGGTGGGCGGGCAGTTGTACAAGATTCCCCGGCCGTTCGAGATGGGCGTGCTGGCCACCATGGCGGAGCGCACGCTTGAGCAGTTCATGCGCTACGGCGAAGTGCCCAAGACGCTGTGGCTGGACCGGCTCTATGCGGCCCTGGGCGATACGCTGTCGATCAACCCGATACCGCAGGCCATGCAACCCATGCTCGATGTCTACGCGAACCGGGACAGCTTCACGGGCCGGCCCATCGAGGGCATGGGCATGGAGCGGCTCTCCAAGGCCGACCGCAAGACGCCCGACTCCAGCTATGTCGGCGTTGGCATGGCGCAAGGGTTGGATGCCGTGTTCGACACGCTGACCTTTGGCCGGCAACAGACGCCGCTCTCGCCCGTGCAGATTGATAGCCTGATCGAAGGCTACATGGGCTGGCTGGGGGCGCTGGCGCTGGCCGGGTCCAATCTGGTGCTGGACGGCCTGAGCGGCGCTCCGGACAAGCCGGCCGATATCCGCGCCATACCCATCGTTGGCGACTTCGTGCGGGCGTTCTCGGATGCGGATATCCCGCGCTCGACGGCCTACAGTTCGCTGTTTTACGATCATTTGAGGGTCGTACAGCAGGCGCAGGCCGACCTGAATCATGCGCGGCGCATGGGCGACTCACAGAAAGTCGCGGACCTGCTGAAGGACAAGCGCGTCCCGCTCAACCTCAAGGGCGCTTACAACAAGGCAGCGTCGGACCTGAGCGACATCAACCGGCGCATGCAGGCGATTCGTGTCGGCCCGCAAGACGGCGCCGCCAAGCGCGCGCAACTGGACCGGTTACAGACCCGCAAGAACCAGTTGACCGAGACGATTGAGCGGCGCTTTGGGCGGATGTTGCAGTGAGGGCGCAGCCGCGTCCCTGCGGCTAGGGTTCCATGGCCAGCTTCAAGCGCTGGCGGGTTGCAGTTGAATGCGCAGCCCGCGGCCTTCCATTTTGTCGAACATGTACCGCATGGACTCCCATTGCATGTGCATGCTCTCGACCATGTGAGAGAGCCCGCGGAACTCCGTTTGTGGGCCGCTGACATCGTGGCCGTCACGACCCAGAGTGTAGATCAGTTCCGCCAGTTGGCTACTACCCTGTTCGCGCAGCCTGACCCATTCCTGAAACGTGAACCAGGCCGTTGCGCCGATGCGGGTGGCCGGTTGCCAGTTGGATAGCGGGAAACTGTAGCGCGGCGGTTCGATGGGCTCCGGGGCCGGTAGGGCGGGCTGGCCCAGTAGATCGAGCCGGGCGACCAGTGACAGCGCTTCGGCGAACAGCTCCGGCGCGATGGCCTTGTAGGTGCATCCGAACTTGGTTTTGAGCGCAGACCAGCAGGTAATAGCCGCGCCGCCCTGGCGTTCCTTCGGCAACGCTTCGACGCGGGACCGGACCAGCGCCTTGATGGCGTCTTGCTGGTCGATGGTCAGGCCGCCGGGCAGGGCTTTCTTGCTGCGGAGATCGCGCAGGGCGTATTGGGAATATCCGCCGGTCTTGCGGATTGACGGCAGAACTTCCGCTGTCACCCATTTCCGGAATGGTTGCGCCTCGGGCTTACGGCTTTTGATCAATGCGTGATACAGGCCGGACTCATTGATGATTACCATGTCCTGTTCGCCGGAGGGGGTACGCACAATATGCGTACCCCGTTCATCCTCATCCAGTATCCGCGTCATGTCAGACGCCGTGCGGTAATCCAAAGCCTTAGCGACATCGCCGGCAACGAACCAGGCCAAGCCGTCAAGCTCGACAACACGCACCTGGATGGATTTGAATGCGTAGGTGGTCAGCGCGGTTGCGCTGGTGTGGATAGCGGTCATATAAACCTCATCGTTTCAGTAGTCACCCACCAGATGAGGGTGGGCGGGACTCAACTACCGCGATGAGGCGGCTGGCCATATTCCCCGAAGGTCTTGTATTTCGGCCTATCATCCCGCCCGAAGATGAAATCTTGGGCGTAAAAAAGCCGCAGGGCTATCGGGTGCGGGGGTCCGCTCATCGAAGCAGTGCGGCCAAGCTACCAAGCCTGCGGCTGGTTGTCAAATCATGCGCTTCATCTAATGACCGCTTGGCGGGCCGGTGTAGCCTTCTGGTGGCGGCCCATCAAACAGGCAGCCCCAGACATAGGGATGGCAAAACGCTATGACCGGTTCGCGCCCGCAGTAGAAGTTGCGATTTTCTGGCGTGATGCTGACTTGTAACGGCCACTTGACCAGTCCGCCCCGGTCGGCGCACGGCGGCACGCTGCTGACTGGTATGGGAGCGCCAAGCCTGAGCTTGTAGTCGGTCGTGACTGGCCAATCGCCGCCGCTGACTGACAAGTAATAATCGCCTGGGACTGGGACGTTAAGAGCAAAGCGCAACCCCTTGCGCTCACATTGCCGGTCATTGATGGCGTAGCGGCTTTGTAACGCCATGGACGGGTTGTAGAAGCTCAGCACATATAAGGTGTGAACACGGCCCTGCTCATTGGGCGGTAACGCCAACTGCGCCTGTTTGCAGGATAACTGTGCCTTGATGCGCCGCGGCGTGTGTGGCCTGACGGTGTAGACAAACCAGTCCTGGTCTTCCAGATCGCTCAACTGGGCGGTCAGTGTTTTGTTCCGGCCGATTGGGTTGGCCTGCTCAACCGTGTCGTTGCCCTCGATTTCTATGGCGAGTGGTTGCGCCTTGGGCCGCACTGGTTCGGCTCCGGCAACCGGAGCGGCACATAACAACAGGATCAACAGAGCTTTCATTGCGGGCCTCTCATTGCATAACAGGGGTAGATGGTAGCAATGGCTGCCTTAACAGGGGAAGATGGGTTGGCGACGCAAGAGCCATGAGCCCGCCCTGATCAAAGAGGGAAAGGCCCCCTGGACCCTGGTACTTCGCGCCTGCAAGTCGTTGTGCGCCAGGGAAATGGAAATCGCTGTTGAGCATCTTGTTGAGCTTGGAGAGATCGAGGTTGGCGGTGGCCAAGAGCGCCCCATTCCTGAGGGGGGAACTTGGAGGGAGCCGAAGTGGCTGGCAATTCCATGATGAGCCGGTTCCCCAAGGTTCCCCCCGGTTCCCGCATGGGTTCCGGAACCCTCAAGCCCAGACGTGGCGCGGCTTTGAGCCATATTTTTGGGCTGGTTCCCGAACGCCTATATATACACACGCAATTCAGTAAAAAAATGTGTATGAGTGTGTGTGTATGTGGGAACTATATATTTTTACACCACAAAACCCAGCAACCACGCGGGCTACGCGGTTCCCGGAACCATGGGGATTCCCCAGGGAACCTGCGGGAACCGACCCCACCCCCACCCCGCCGCGCTTACCCCTGTTACGCGCACCAATCATCTTCCCGACCGACACTGCCAGCCATTCGGCGTATCGACCAGTTGGCAGTTGTCGCCAGCCTGGGACGGGTCGGTGTAGCGATAGCCATCCCTGCCGATGTAGCTTTCCTGGTAGCCTTGGCGGGTGCTGCGCGGCTGGTCGTTGTCATTGGGTATCCCGCCGATGACGCGGCCGGTGTTCGTGTCGATGACGACGCCGTTATCTAGGGTGTAGGCGATGCCGAAGCCAGTGGCCGGGAGCATCAGCAGGCAGGCGAGTAGCATGGTTTTCATGGTGGGTTCCTCGATGGATGACGACGGCCTATGGACTATAGAGCACCCGACAACGGGCCGCCAATGGTTTGCCGTGGTGATGGATCAACCAAAATTTTCCCGCCCCTTCCGCTGTTGCGCGAACCGCGAAAGTCATAGTTCCGCGTCATACAACAAATTTTCCTATGTGAATCATGCGCTTATGTGTAGTATCTCGCCCTCCGAAGGCGAAGGTCGTACGTTCAAATCGTATCGGGCGCGCCAATAAATCAAGCATTTAGCCCACCTTGTATGCCACGACTATGACGCTAATGGCGAAATAGCGGCATAGCAAAATCAACGAGTTGCTGCGGCTGTCAAAGCTGGTTGTCATACAAGGCGTCATAGTCCCATCTTTGTTTTGAGCCGCAAGAACTCCATCACATCGGCTGCGTGGATCATTGCATCGGTAGAGATAGCAGGCTCAGTACAGTTGCCGTGCCCGTCCCATAGATCGCAGTCGTCCGTTACCGGACAATCAAAGTTTGGGCAACAACTGCCGATACCTGGGACATGCACTAGAGACGTTTTGCACTCCGGGCAATCAGGCTTGCTGGTTGTCATACAAGGCGTCATAGCCGTCAGCCGTCATTTGTGAGCACTAGCGCGGCCGTACCTCCTAATCATTAGCCTTCATTCCGCCGTGCGCCGTGATCAAATCCTCGACTAGCTCAATCGGCACATACCCGTACACCGAGTCGGTCGGCTGTGCAGGGTCTTCGCAATAGTCCATGATTTGGTCTGGCACGTCCGACGGAAAGCCAACCTCCACTTGGTCCCACGGACCAAGATTCATGCGCGGCGAGCAGTACGCGCAGTGCGATGCCTGGACAGACAGCGAAAACCCATCAGCGCATTCGATGCGTTTCGCCCGCGGGCACAAGTAACCGTCTCGAATCTTCGGATCGTTCTCGTCCCGCTGGCTCATCAGATATTCGTTCAGAGTCATGTTGGTCTCCTCGTGTCATAGTGCTTCGGCTTCTGGCGCACGAACTCTCGGCATTTCACCACCACCATCCCCGCATGGCGCTCGATCACAGGCATGGCGCTGAACTCCAGCGCCGAACAGTCGCGCCGGGCGTGCGCGCAAGCCATGCACATGCTGCCCTTCGGGTGGTGCGTCATCACTCCGAAACCCCCACCACATGCGCGGCGTGCTCTGCGATTTCCAGGCACTCATCACTCGGCGGAATCCATGCTGGCAACAGCGACCGCAAAGCCACTATGGCTTGTAGCGTGTGCCTGTCGGCCGCCATAGGCGCGTCATCGGCCTTGGCGTAGGCCATCAAAATGTCATTCAGGCCGCGCGTAATGATCTGTTCTGTTCGGCGATCCATCACAACCTCCCAATCGCTGCGGCCAGGTTTTCGTGGGCCAAATGCGAGTACCGCTCCGTTTGCGTGATCGAGGCATGTCCCAGAATATCGCGGACCTCGTAGAGCGGGACGCCGGACATGACCAGCCACGACGCGCAGGTGTGGCGCATGTCGTGCGGGTGGAAATCTTCGATGCCGGCTCGCTTGCAGGCACCAGAAAATCCAACCTTGAAATCTTTCACCCCGCCGAACAGTAACGGGTGGTCGGGATGACGCACCATACAGCGCAGGATGGCGTGCCGCGCCTTTTCGTGGATCGGAATGGTGCGGCCGCGATTGGATTTTGTGTGCTGCGACTCTAGGCGGATGGTGGAGCGGGCCAAATCGATGCGGGTCTTTTCCAGGCCCAAAACCTCACCACGGCGCATACCGGTATAGAGGCTGATGGTGATGTAATCGGCGACCGCCGGACTGGCGGCGGCTACCAAGCGCTCAGCTTCGTCACGGGTGATCCAGCGGACCCGGCCTTCCGGCTCTTTCAATTGGACGCTTCTGGCATGGTTTGGCAACTCGGTCCCATGGCGGCGGTTGTACTCGCCGATTGCGGCGCCGAGGATGGTCAACTCGCGTTTGATGGTCGAATCACTGACCGTCTGCCGGCGCCAGTCCACATATTTATGGATGGTGGTCAGGTCCACTGCGGCAACCTGCATAGCTCCAAGAGCCTTGGCCAGCGGCCGGGCTTTGGATTGCGTCCGCGCGTCCAGGCGGTTGTCTCGCTGTAGGTATTCCAGCAGCACGTCGGCCACCCCTATTCCGCCCGACCGCTTGCGCGTGACGTGGTGGGCG